ATGAAAGTTATTAAACCCCTTACCATAAAACAGATTGACAACGCCAAGTCAAAAGATAAAGATTATCGACTTTATGACGGCGGTGGATTGTCGCTACTTGTAAAGTCCACCGCCAAAATTTGGCATTTTAATTATCAAAGACCCATCAGCAAAAAAAGAACAGTCATCTCATTTGGGGCTTATCCCATCGTCAGCCTTGCGGACGCACGAGCCAAAAGGGACGAGTATTTAGCATTGCTTGCCCAAAATATTGACCCACAAGAATACGCCAAGCGACAATTAACAGAACGTAAAGCCAACATCGACAATACATTTTACAAAATCAGTCAAGACTGGCTTGCACAGCAAAACTACAAGCCAAGCACTTTGGACGGTACTAAACGTTATTTGCAATATGCTTATCAGCACATCAAAGATAAACCTGTTGCCGACATTACCACTTTTGACATTTTGGACATCTGCCAAGCCGTCCACGGCACGCACGGCTCACTCATGGCAAGTGGTGTTAAGACCAAAATCGCCCAGGTCTTAGATTTTGCATTGTCAAGGCGTATGGTTACAAGCAACGTAGCAAGGGGGTTAAAAAATACCCATAAAAAACATAAAAAAGGGCATAATCCCGCCATTATTGACCCCAGAGACTTGGGCGAATTTTTAAATGCGGTGGATAATGCCGATAATTGCGGTGTGGTTGTCAAGACCTTTTTGCAAATCGCCCCCTATTTGTTCGTCCGCCCTACTGAGCTTGCTAGTATGCACAAAAAAGACATTGATTTTGACAAAAACGAATGGCGATACACCCCACCCAAAACAGAAAACAGCACCGAAACCCAAGTGATTGTTCCGCTTGCAAGTCAAGTAGTTGAAAAAATTAAATTTTTGCTTGACTGGCACGGACACGACTATGTTTTTTATTCAAATCGTGGCAAATACCGACATATCACACGCCAACGCCCTGCCGAGTGGCTTAGGGATAATGGTTTTGCTAGCAAACAAACAAACCACGGACTTCGTGCCACCGCCCGCACGATTTTGGAAGAAGAATTGGGCTATCCGCCCCATATCATAGAAATGCAATTAGGACATCAGACCAAAGACCCCAACGGCAACGCCTACAACCGCACCAAATTTTTAGAAAAAAGAAAGGCGATGATGCAGGATTGGGCAGATTATTTAGATAATCTTAGATAAAATATTCGCCGGGGGCATTGGCACGGCTATTGGCAAGGCACAGGGCAAGCAAAAGAGTTTAAAATCCGTTGGCAACCTGCTATTTTCGTGAGAGGTGCATGACATACCCCCTTCTACCCAATTCTAAACACCTGCTCACGCTGTACGCCATCTGAGCGTTTATAGCCCAAATGCACCCAACTATTTGGGCTTTGGGGGTACTCTAATTTATACCACGCTTTTTAAATTCATCCGCCAAATGTTTTACCACCGCCCTTGTATTGCCAAAAGCAGGACAGCTAAAATCAATTGCATAGCCGTGCAGGTGTGCCGAGTTTTTCGCCCCACCAATCCTGCGATTGAGCGTAAGACAGCGATAACCACTGGTGATAAATATGGGGTGCCCTAAGATGTCTCTTGCAGGTTGCCATAGATTAACCGCACTTTCAATCAAATTTGCCAGAACCTGTGCGTTTGGCATATTGTCAATGTTATACCGTGTGGCAGTTTGACTTGCCAATAGCTCATTTAGTGTGATATTGGCGGTGATGGGGATTTTCACTCCTTCTTTTAAGGCTTGTCTTAGGGCGGATTTGGATTTTTCGCCCCAGATGCCGTCTGGCGTTGTGCCGATGGCGGTTTGTATTTCTTTGATTGTCATAATTCACTCCAATAAAAAAGCCCCTAGGGGCGTTTGATTAAGTTATCATAAAGTTTGGACATCTGACTGATAGCATTTCCGCCCAAATGCCCTGCCATGGCAACCATCACAGCAGTATAATTAAGCGACAGCCCCCATTCACGACACAGCAGAAACGTTGTCAGCCCTGCAAAACCACTTAAAAACATTTCACCCAAAAATCTTAAAAATAAAGACTTTATGGGTTGCGGTTCGGTGGCTTGATTTAATTTCATGATAAAATTGGCAAGCCCACCGCCCAATGCTAAAAACAGCACGTAGGGTAAGGTTACTAAAAATTGTAACCATTGATTTTCGTTCATAGTCTCTCCAATAAAAAAGGGGCTGATAGCCCCGAAATGTCTGTCATGTTTTTACTCCAATAAAAAAACCGCCGCAAGGACGGCTGGCAAACTAAGCTACAAATAGCCGACGATTGATTGTAGTGCTGCATTTTTTTCTAGCGTGTTAAAATACCAGTCATACCGCCCAAGATGATACTCGTGGTCTAGCTCGTCTTGTAGTCCTGCCATTAGCATCACATCTTTAAAATCATAGATTTTCCCAGCCCAAAAAGCTTCAAGAAATGGCTGACATTGCATCACATCAAGCAAATCAACTCGTGAACCGCTGGTAAAACCCGATTCATAATGAAACGCAAAAAAGCGATTGATAAATATGATATGCTTGCCGTCATTGATGTTTGACTTTTTGCCGACTTTCATCGGAGTGTATTCACTATCAAAGACAAGCTCGCCGCGCTCGTTGTATACTTCAAGCCCCCAATTAACCTTTGATGGCAAAGGATTGCTGTCATAGATATAGGCGGTGATGTTTAAGCGTTGGCAAATAATATCAATAAAATCATTGCTATACTTTGGCTCTTTGATGTTGAGAGCCTTGCTAAGCAGACTTGGATTGATGGTAATCCAGACTCTAGCTCGCTTTTGCCCATCAGATGACAGATAGCTTAGCTGGGCATATCCTATCCCTTCGTACAATGTCAGCCCAATAATGGGCGTCTGCACCGATGGCAGGGCGAAGTCAAACACCGTCATCAAGGCATTGGCAGAATAGGCACTTTTATGCTGGGGCTGCGGGGCGGTCAAATGCTTTTCGCTTAGCTTGATTTTGTGCGTGCAAACGATATTAAGCAAATCTGGGCTAATCGTAACGCCGTGCTTGCCAAAAAACTCAAACACCGTACACCCCCAGCACAACCACATCTCTATCAACAAGCTCTTGTTTATCATTCCAGCCTGTCTTAAAAAGCTGATGAATGTCGTGTACAGAGCCTTTGGATAAGTCATACAGCGTATTAGACACGATGAATGGGCGATGATTCATTGCTTTTAGCTCATCATCGCTTAAAAGTGGGGTCGGCATTGACCCCTTGTGAATTTTTCTTCTATACACTGCGATGATTTTGGTCGTGTTATCATCAACAGATAGAGTCAATTCTCCATTTTCATCAAAAATTTCTAGCATATTACGGTAATTTACTCCTATTTCCAGACACCCAAACGAACTCTTAGCCGATTATTGTCATCATAGACAAGCAAAACACCGTCTTTAATTTCAAGCCTTGCCCCCGTTTGAGCAGATTTAAAATGACCGATATTGGCAGTCAGTGCCGACAAACTGCCAATGCTTGCCTTGTCTATATGAGCCAGTTTAATACTGGCGTTAGCAATACTCGCACTGTTAAGCCACGCCCCAGCAGGATAACTCACGCCATCCACAACCGCAGGACGAGTGTTAAAAATAAACGGCTTTTTGGCACTAGTAGTCCCCCCAAAATAGATTTGGTCGGCGTTGATACCGAAACGGGAAGTAACACGACCGTCTTGTAGCTCACTCATCAGACCATAGCCGCTGATAAAGCCGTTGTTATCCACCGTTACCGCCTTAATCGCACGCACGCCATTGACCGACTGCTCCACGTTGCGGATGCTTGTGGTTTGACCGTTTACGGTGGTTTGTAGCGTGGACAGTTTTTGGGCGGTGGCAGTGTCTTTTTGTGCTTGTGTCTGCTTAAACTCGTTCAAGCTCGCATTGGTGGCATAAGGCGACAAATCAACATTAGAGTCTTCGGGGGCAGGTGTCCAGTCGGTTGCAATCGTACCACGCTCTAATTTGATTTTATCAATGCGACTTGTCCCCGTCTGATTGCGGTTAAACGGATAGATATTTAGGATAGTATTACCTGCGGTATTGGTGCCTGACGTGATTTTCCATGTTGTTTTAAGTTGATACACGCCATCGGCGATTTTGTCTAGCTTGCCAATTTGCACAGCCCCACCCGAATTGTACGCATAAAAGGCGGTTTTTGTGTCTGCAAGCTGACCCCAAATTGTGATAACCACCTCATCACCATGTGCCAAGCCGTGATTTTGGGCAAGTGTGTATGATTTAGCTGGGTAATTACCATTCTGTACGACCACGCCACTATCTAGGACAAGGTTCCGACCGCCCACGCTTAGATTATCAAACCGTGCATTCAACTGGTTTTGAGCGGTGGCAATCGCCCCATTTAAATCACTTGTGGTACGTTCAAGCGTTGCGATTTTGCCCTCGCTTGTGCCAACTCGCCCCCCAATGCCGTTTACCGTACTTTCAAGCGTGCGGATTGCTTGACTGTTGGCATTGTCGCCAGTCGCTCGTGCGGTTTCTTCTCGGGCAAGGCGTGCGGTTAAGTCCGCATCAGTCTTTTTGTATTGGGCATCAAGCGTGCTAATACGCTGAGATAAGGCATTATCAGCATTTACCGATGCCTGCTTAAACTCATCAAGGCTTGCCGAGCTTGCCTTGCTGTCAATATCAGCTTGCAAATCTTCGGGGGCAGGTGTCCAGTCGGTTGCCACTTGCCCTGTTTCTATCTTGATATTTTTAACATCAAGGTAACTGCTTTCTGTGGTCTTAAAACCACCAATTAACAACCGCACATTGTTCAAATCACGGCTAGGCGTATATTTTAAAATAACTCGCCCTTGTTTAATGTCGCTGCTTAGCAAGCGGATATTGCCGTCATTTGTTAAGAGATAATTATAATCAAGTCTTGACAAATCTGTATCAACATCAAAACTAATCACATAATCTTGCCCTTGTTTTAAATTAAGATTTTGATGAGCTGTAAAAATTCCAACGCTTGTATCATCCACAGCACCAAAATCAAGACGAGTATTTGACAATGCACCACGATTAGCCCAACGATAATAAGTGGGATTTTGGGTATTGCGTAGCAGGTTACGCCCACCCACCGCTAAATTATCAAACTTCACTCCCAATCGTTCAATACTACTCGCTTGCCCGCTTTGGGTCTGCTTAATCGCACTAATCTCAGATGTAGCTTTATCCGCCTGTGTTTTGATTTGAGCGTATTTTTGCGACAAATCGCCTGTGGTTATCCCCAATTCACGGATTGATGACGTTTGAGACCCCACGGTTTGTGTGAGATTAACGATTTCGGCAGTTTTTGCGTTATTGGCATTTTGCAAAGCAGTAATATCACGAATGGCGGAAGTGATACGGTTACGCTCGGTGGTGATGTTGCTAATGGCGGTTTGCAATTCACGGTTTGCCGTGGCAAGCTGACTATTTAGCGTGGGCAATTGTGCATTAACCCCGTCCACCGCAGTTTGCAAATCACCGATTTTTGCAATGGGCGTTCGCAAAGTTTGGTCAAGATGACTGGCACTAATCTGACCTGACAAGATATCCAATACCTTGCTTGCGTCCGCCGATGTTGTCCCGCTTACCCACGCCGTCCAGTCTGATGTATTGCCAAGTTTATCCACAATCCGCCCACGATAAAACTGTGTTAGGTTACCTTGTAGCCCTGTGATTTCGTGCTTGTTCGTTGGATAGGCAAATGTGCCAAGCGTGGCAATATTTGAGCGACCGTCTGGGCTAACCTCTATTTCGGTAAAATTGGTGTCTTCGGACTTCGCCCCAAACAGCCATGACAGCTCCATGCCGAACAGCACGCCTTTTGCGTTTAGTTTGGCAAGTTTGGTGGGCTTGCCCTGCTTGCCTGTGATGTGAGTGAGCGTGCTTGATGTCGCCAGACTCTCGCCATCAAAGCTGTCCACGGCACGCACACGAGCCATATAAGCCCCACTGTACACGCCGTCAATGTCCACGCTTTGCCCTGCCACTTTTGGCAGGGTTTGCCAGTTGCCGTCATCTTTTCGCCACTCCACGATATACGCCACCGCCCCTTGCACCTGCTCCCATGCGATATTAAGCGTGGTAACTGCTTGCCCTTGGTGCGTGCGAGTGTTTGCCGTGAGTGTGACGGATTTTGGGGCATGGATTGGCGTGGCTTTTAGTACGGTATAGGGTTGGGGCTGTACCACCGCTCCTTTATCCACCACGTCATATTTTTGACGCTCATACTGCAAGGCGGTAATGTCAAAGGTCGCATCATCATTTTGGGCGATAGAGAGCACCCGAAACTGCATGAGTGCCAAGTCATCAGAGATAATCGCCCACACGTCATCAGCTTGCCCCACGGCTGTATCTAATGTTAGTGTATCGCCATGCACGGACACGATTTTGGCGGTTTTGACCGTGCCGTCTGTGTTTATTGTTAGCGTATCGCCCACTTTGCCTGCCGTGCGGTCAAGCGTGATTTGTTTGTCATTGGCAGACAATATCCGCCCAGAGACGGCACGCCCTGCAAATAGGTTGTCAGCGATGTTGATAATTTGTCCGACCTGCGGGATAAAGCCCATTAGCCCCGTTTTAAAATTAACGGTGCGAGTCTCTAACTGCTCAGCCTTTAGTGCCCACAGCCCTGCACGCTGAGCTTGTCCACGAGAAGTACAGCCAAAGGCGTTGATGTCAAGCGTGCGTATGCCGTATTTGGCAATCGCCGACTCTTCGCGCACCATCTCATATTCGGTGGCGTAGTCATGCTCGGGGTTATCCCAAGCGACTTTGGCAACCGTATGGCGGTCACGGGAGCGTGTGCCTTGATAGACAAACTCGCCCACGATGTTGGCAGGGCTAAAGGTATAGACAGGGTCTTTGGGCGTATCACTATCTAGCACGATTTGTGAGCCGTCCCAAAACGATAAGCCTCGAAACACGCTGGCGATATTTTGTAACACACGATAGGCGTCATCGGCTTTTTGGATATAGACATTGACGGCAAAACGTGGCTCTTTACCGCCCATGCCATCGTCCACCATCTCATCGCAGTATTGCCCGATTTGATACAGTCGCCATTTGTCCACCATGCCGTTTAGTCGTTCGCCCAAACCGTAGCGTTTGTGCGTGCATAGGTCATAAAACACCCATGCAGGGTTATTACTGTAAGCAAGCTTAAATCTGCCATCCCACAGCCCAAAATAGGTGCGAGCGGTGGGGTCATAGTTACTAGGCACTTGGATAAGCTTGCCCTTTAAACGCACGGCGATTTTGGCGATGTTGCTAAACGTTTTGGCGTTATAAGTTAGGGCAAGCAAGGCAGTATTGGGATAACGCAGTTTGGCATCGATAATCTCGGTCAATGCATCAATGTACATGGTGTCAGCGATAAGGTCGCTATCACGATTTGGCGTGATACGGCGGACACGAATAGTCCATGTTTTGCCCTTTGGCAGGTCAATGCGGTGCGAGCGTTTAAAGCCAGAGCTTGCTTTGCCACGGGCGGACGTATTTAGCACTTGCACAAATGCCCCGCCATCGGTCTGCACATCAATAGCGTACTCAATGCCATAACCTGTAATATCACCATTGTCATGTTGCTGACGCAAGGCGTTAAAATTTAGGCGTACTCGTACAGCGGACAAATCTTTGTTGTTAATCGCACGCACAAAGGGGCGGTCATGACGCAGCTCCACACCCACCGCTGTCTCATTTTCGACAGACGCAAAGCCCTTGATGTAGCTTTGGTCGTTCGTACCCGTGCGAAACTCCCATGACACGTCCGTAAAGTTGGGCTGTCCGTTGTCATTGATGAGTGGCGTGCCATCTAAGCGGATTGACCTGCCACCGTCTGCAAGCCCAAAAATCTCCCCTTCGCAGAGTCCATACAGCCCTTGATAACGCTCCACCGACACTAGGTCGTCTTTGGCGATGTGGGGGCGGTGGGGCTGTGGTTGTTTCTTTTTTGCACCGTGTATCATTGTTCTACCCTTACTTATTCGTCATTATTCGGCATAAATACCCGCACTGGCGATAAATCCGCCCACGTCTCTCTCGCCATACAGTATCGGCACGGGATTACCTTGTGCCACGGTCGTTACCGCACCGCCAAAGCCGTTATTGGGGCGGTTGCCGTCTTCGTTCATCTCGCCTAATTTGGGGGTCGGCATGAGTAGGCTTGTTACACCACCAAGCAATAACCCTGCCCCTGCCCCAATCAAACCAAAATTACCCGTCATCACGCCCACACCGACCATGACCGCCCCTGCGATGACTTGTAGCCAGCCCATTACCTTACCGCCTGCTCCGATAACACGGGGGACGATGTGGATATGACTTGCTGTTGTGATGTCGTCAAGCTCACGCTCGCTAATGTTGGTTTTTTGACTTCGTTTTTTACCCAAAAAGACGGCAAATCTAAGCCCAAGTTGTTCACTCTCCATCATAAATTTTTTAAAGGCAGGGATTTGGCACGCTAAGGCATGGGTTGCTTCTTTGGCACTTTGCACGTCAAGCGTAAAGTATCTGCCAAATTTTTTGGCTAAAATGCCGTGTAGCTCAATGGTTTTCATATTTTTACCCTTTTTAAATAATACTTGTCTTATATCGAATACCGATATATAATATAATCATTGCAACAATCGGACAACCAACCATGATTCAAAGTTTTAAGTGCAAAGATACCCAAAGCCTGTTTGAAACAGGGTCAAGCCGTGTATTTGCCAACTTTTTATCCGTTGCCACTCGCAAACTTACCATGCTTGATAATGCCGTGGCACTTGCCGACCTACGCATTCCACCTGCCAACCGCCTTGAAAAGCTGACAGGCGATAGAGAAGGTCAGTATAGTATTCGCATTAACGACCAATTTCGCATTTGCTTTGTGTGGGGCGATGATGGCGTGTATGATGTTGAGATTGTTGATTATCACTAAATAGGAGCTTAATAATGTTCAAAAATGGCATGAGACCTGTTCACGCAGGTGAGGTATTGCGTGAAGAATATCTAATCCCACTGGGTATGTCCGCCACCGCCTTAGCAAATGCATTGGGTGTAACCCCTGCACGCATTAACGACATCGTGCGGCAGCGACGTGGCGTTACGGCTGATACCGCCTTGCGTTTGGCTCGCTATTTTGGTGGTACGGCACAATTTTGGCTTAACCTACAAACCACCTATGAGCTTCGCCTTGCCGAAACCACGCTTGGCGACAGTTTGGATTTTATCAGCCCCCATGAAGTTGCCCATGCCTAACCACCATCGCTGTGCGTTTACCCCAACTCTCACCGTATATTTCACGCACGGATAACCTGCCGTGTGGGTGATGTAACACTAGGCTATCGCCCACACATGGCGGTGTGGTCTCGCTGTTTAGCGTGCCATCGCCCAAAAAGATTAGGGCGTGGTTAATATGATGAGTTCGCCCCACACGGCATAGGATAATGTCATGCTTTTGTAGGTCATGCACCACGTCAAAGCCTGCTTTTTTAAAATTATTTTGATAAAGTGGTTCATGGCTTTCATCTTCCCACCACTCGTCCGTGCGTGGGAAATCGGGCAATTCAATGCCAAGCTCACGATGATAATAATCACGCACGAGACTATAACAATCCTGCACCCCGTGATGATATTCACGCCCGAGCAGTGGGGCGGTGTAGGCGGTGGGCTTATGCGTTTTGATGTCGCAGTACTGTCCCCCATCTGCATGATAACCAAATCCACAAATGACCCAATCCACGCCATGTAGCCCCATTTGCACACGGTCAATCTCGGACGGTTCACTATTGCCGTCGGGGTGGCTATGCACGATTGCTTGTATCTCGCCTTTGTACGATAGTGCCACATACTGCATGGGGTCTATCTCAAAGGTTTGGGTAGGGTCGTGGGCGATGTTATCGCAGGGGTAGTACTCGCCCCCGATGATAAGCCCACAGCACTCGGCGGGATAGGCGGATTTGGCGTGGGCATGTATGGCGGTGTGTAAGTCTGTCATAGCTCGTCCATGTCCGTGCCAAAGATAATGCTAAGTGCTGATATGATGTACAGCCCTAGCCCCAATCCCAATAGTATTAACATATATCCCCCTAGGTTAGGTTAGACGCAGGATAGCCTGCAAAAGGCAGTTCGGCATTTTTGCCGAATCTAAGCATACAGTCGGACAGCCGTCCACCGCACCTGTCCTGCTCGGGGTCATCGGTAGGCTTACCGTCTATGGTAAACCGTGCCGTGCCTGTATATCCGCACGCCTCGCCCCGATAGCGACCGCACACCGCCTCATGGCAGTAGCTCGTGATTTGCCTTACGGGAATTTTTTGCCCTTCAAAGTCTACGGGGTTGGACAGCTCAAAGGTGGTGGTGGCGTTGGTCTCGGACGTTTTTTGCTCGATGTACCAATGCTGTACTTTGTAATGCTCATCATCGCTACTGTCCAAAAACTCAGCAAGGGTGTGGATAACTTTTAGCTTTGCCCCTGCAAAATCGCCATATCGCAGGCACAGATAACGCAGGGCTTGGGCAACACCGCCGATGTCGTTATGCACGGTCAGCGTGGGCGTGCTTGCCTTGCCGTCTGAGCGGACTTCTAACCCGTCAGCGGTTATGGCGATGGGTGTGTATTCGTTGCCCTGCCATCTGATAACGTCATTGTGTCCGTGGAAACGGTAAATCTCGCCCCCAAATTTACGAGCGTCAAGCTCATACAGGGTAATAAAACCCTGTACGACTGACTGCTCTACACGACTGTTAAAGCTCATAGCGTCTCGCCTGCTTCGACTGCTTCGACCGTTTCGGCAGTTTTTTCCGCCACATCCACCGCCACGCCAAATTTACCGTCTTTGTAGGACACGGCAAAGGCATTGACGGTTTTTGAGTTGTCCCAGCCTTGTAGCTGTTTTAATTGACCCGCTCCCCATGCCAAAATCTCGGTGCGAAACAGACTGGCACGATTGCGTTTTAAGAGTCCGTGGTTCGGCTCGGCGTTAAACACATCAAAGCCCTCATCTTCGGGGTAGTAGATAATCTCTACCGTGTCTGCTTTTTCGCCGTGGGTGTATTGCCATGCGTCCACTTGTGCGATAAAAGATTGTAGGGTTTGAGCCTCCAAGCGTGATAGCATGGTTAGTTGTGTGTCGCTCATGATTTTCTCCATTAAAAAAACCCCTTAGGGGCGGTTAAAAAACTTGTCGTAAGCCAAAGCTGATTTGCCAAACATCGCCACCTTGCTTTTGGCGGGATATTTCCCCGTCTAAGCGGACTTTGATACTTGGTTCATCGGCTACTGGCGTAAAATTAAAAGGTTTAACGCCTTTTGTGTCAATCAAAAAGCGGTAAATCTCATCAATCACCGCTTTTTTGTCTGTTTTGCTACATTGCCATGATTTACGGCTATTGTTTATGCCAAAACTTACCGCCTGCTCATAGCCATCATTAAAAGCGGTTATGGTGGTGTTTAGGGTGGTAGTTTCGCTACTGTCTGTGGATATGTCCCATGTAAAGGTTTTCATTTTTTACTATCTCTAAATTTTAGAAAATTGACCACAGCATTTAAGATGTTGCTAAATTGCCAAATCAACACCAATACAATAGCAAAAATTCCTATTACAACGATATTTTGCATAGATATTTCTCCAATTTTTGCCAATTCTATGTTAAAATTTACCATAAATTATCCTTTTAAGTATGGGTTAAAGGGGTAATAAAAAATCCCAATGCCTGCCAGCGTTGGGATTTTGCTTATCTGCGGTATAGCCTGTCAAGATGTCCGTTTTGTTTGGTCTCTTGTATCATGACTTGCCGAGCGATTTTTGCCATGGCTTCGCCCATGTTTTTGCCCATTTGGGTATCGGCTTGGACGTTGCTACCGTCAGAGTTCACGGTTACATGGACGTTGATGACCTGACCACCGCCCATGTTATCTAGCCTATCATCTAAGGCTTTGGCGGTATGCTTGGGTAGCACTCGCTCGCCTTTTTCCAGATTCCAAGTACCCGACTTTGGCACGCTCATGATGCCGTCATGGGCTTGACCGATGACAGGGTTTCGGATTTGTTGGATTGCCGATACAATCTTCATGCCCTGTGTTGTGGCGGTTGCCACACCTGCAAACTTTTGGGCTAAGGTCGTGCCTTCGGCAAAAGCGTCCGATATGGCTTTATGGATATTTACAATCGCTGTACCAATGGCAAAAGACTGTTGCAGGGCAAACATGGCACGGTATGCCGATGACTGCTCGCCTAACATGGCTTTTGTGGCATTCGCCATTGACCCTAGGATATTATCCGCCCCTGCCATCACTAGGTTTTGCCGTGCTTCGTGAAACGCCCTTTCTTGTTCAAGTCGGGCAAGTTGGCTCTCCTGCTCGGTAATGAGTTTGGCGTTTTCGGCTTCTTTGATGATTGCTAAGTTATCATCAAGCTATTTTTTTAGGTCAAAATATCCCGTTACCGCACTACTGACCGCTGACCCTACATTATTATTTTGCAGGGTTGGCATGGTAAGCGTTTTTGGCATGTTTGCCATGGCGGACATGACATCAGATTGGCGTAACGTCTCAATCATCTGCTCGATGTACTCACCATCAAAACCCTGCTGTGATAAATCCCACCGCTCTCCTGCGTACTTATCGCCTTTGGTGCGATACAGATAAGTATTTTTGGCAAGGCTGTCTTGATAGCCCTTTAACTTTTCACGGGTTCTAAATAGTTGGTTAAGCTCGCTTTCCACTTGGATTTGGTTTTTTAGTGTTGCCAGTAGCTCTTTATTTGCCCCCTGATATTTTTCGGTATTGGCGATTTGCCACTGCAAGATTTCTAGGCGGTTCATGCCGTGCGTTTGCAATTTTTCATCAATGCTTGCAATCTCATCACTGATACTTTTATTGATGTCGTTAGACTTGGCAAGGTCAAGATTGGCACGGGCAAGTTCTAGCACCCTTGCTTTTTGCTTGTCGGTCAGCTCGGCAAGCTCGCCAAACTGGACTTTGTATTCCCACTCCGCCAATGGATTGGCATGGTTTTTAAGCATAAACTCTTGGCGATGTAGTTCAGTAATGGTATTTGTCAAAGCATTAGCCAGCTCTTGTGCTACTTGCTTAGCGTCCTTGACCTTTATCGCCCACACCCAGCACAAAGCCTTCACCTGCCCATGCACCAAGCTCACGCATGACACGAGACGGGGAGTGGATATCCAGTATTTTTCGCATACCGCTAGGGATATAATTGGCAATTTCGCCTACTTTTCGCTTAACAGCGTCAAACTTACTAGCAATACCTTCAATTAACCCTTGTATGGCTTCCATGCCCACTTGTTTGAGCTTTGCTCCAAGCCCCTTAAATTCACCGACAATGTCGGCAACACCACTTTTAACAATATTCCAAGCGTTTTTTATGCCATTGCTGATGGCTTGTTTGACACCGTCCATGTCCCCACGCACCAAGGCTTTGATGACATTAAAGGCGGTGGTAAAGGCATTTTTGATGAGAGCAAATCCTGCGTTAAACACGCTAGTAAATACCGCCAACCCTGCCGATAAAATGGCTTTTGTGCTTGCCACCCACGCTCCAATGTAGCCTTTGATAAAGTCAAACGCACCCGTTGCCACCGTCTTGGCAAGGTTAAATTGAGCCGTCCAAACAGGCACTAAAAAAATCAAACGCCTTTTTTAAAAACGCCACCAAGCCGTCATAAATGGCTTTGATGTTTCTTGCCATTTCTTGTACAGGGGTAGGTAGGCTATTGAATACTTCTATCGCTTTTGTTTTAACTTCATCCCAATTGCGATAAAGATACACGCCTGCCGCCACCAAAGCACCAATGGCAACCACGGCAAGCGTTATGGGGCTTGTGATAACCGCCATAACCGCCCCAAAAGCCGTTGTTACACCTGTCAGAACGCCGATAGCCGTACTAAGCATGGTTACTGTTGCCGTACCGCTAGCAAACAAAGCAAATATTGCCATACCTGCTTTGATAGCCAAAAATGCCGTAGCGGACGCACCTATGCCACTTGCTAAGGCGGTAAATGCTTCGGCATTATCAAGAACAAATTGCGTGCCGTTTTGGATGGTTTCAAAGACAAAAACCATGCTTTCTTTAATGCCGTCAATGATAATTTTGACGTTTTCAGACTGCATAAAGGCTTCCCCAAACTCTAAGACTTTGGGTATCACACCTGCAAATCCGCTAATCATGCTTGCAAGGCTTTGGCTTATACCACCTTCGCCATTCATGATTTTATTTACCGCAAGCTCCCATTGGTTTGACACCTGCTGCATGGCTTGCGAGACGGTCGTGGCGGTTGCTCCTGACATGGATTGTAGCTTGGTGGTCGCTTTGGCATTGGTTAATGCTTCATAGACCACATTGGCGGTAAGTTTGCCCTCCGATGCCATTTTTCTAAGCTCGCCTGTGGTAACTTTTAAGCTATCAGACATTAAGGTCATAATCATGGGTGCTTGTTCGGCGATTGAATTAAACTCGTCGCCACGCAATACACCCGATACCATGGCTTGCCCTAATTGGGTAAGTGCCGCCGCCTGTGCCTGTGCCGAACCACCACCTACCGCCATTGCTTTTGTAACGTTTTCGGTAAATCTTAGGACTTCCTGCTGACCCTTACCAAGCTGTTTTAAGGCTCGCTCATTTGAGACGTACATTTCCCCAACAGATTGCAAGGACACTTTATTTTCCATGGCAATGCGTTCAATGTTTTCCATGGCAATACCAAACTTTTCAGCAGAGTCTGCGGCTAATCTTAGTTGGTTATTTAGGGTTTGCATGCTGTCAGCGGTGCTAATGATAGACCCTACCGTCATGCCCAAACCCAACGCACCTATCACCCCTTTTAATACGCCAAAGCCACGGCTAACACTTTGTAGAGAGCCGTCTAGCCTTTGTACGCCACCTACCGCCCGACCACTTGACCCCTCCAAATCCGCCAAAGCACGACGCAGGTTTTGCAAATCTCTTTCGGCATTACCTGTATCAATAACAATACTTAACCGTGATGTCTGTTCCATATTACCCCCAATAAAAAACCACCCCAATTGGAGCGGTTACAAAATAAAATAAACAGGCAATAAAAAAGCAAATATTTTAAAAATACTTGCTTTTTTGATAGGTTTAACCTATAATATACACCATCAAGCAAGGGTTGCTTGACTGGTAAGATGATAGCCATCGTTACCATCAAAAACAAGGAGTAAAGCAATGAAAACAGTGTTTAAGCTAGTTGTAATCATTGCCCTGTTGTTGGTAAGCTATCCAGCCTACTAAGCAACACACCTAAGGCGAGTAGCAGTCGCTAAGGTGCGGTTAGGTGGAAACGCCTAGCCACTCCTTACCTATTATCATAAGCCATTTTAAGAAAAAGGTCAAGACTTATGCCAAAACTCACCGACACTCCCAAATCACGCACCCAAATCCAAGCTGACAGCGACGCCAAACGGGGCATTAAGCTCAAAGCCTTTAAACTACACGAATCAGACATTGAGTTTATTGTTGCCACCGCCAAAAGACTAGGCATGAACCAAAACGAGCTACTCATGACCGCCATTCGTGAGTATGCCGAAAACCGCCTTTAGGGCGGTTTATCCCAATCTATTTTAATGCCAAAATCAAAGCACTTACCGCCAGTATGATGCTAGCTAACGCAAATCCGCATAACGCCACCGCTTGTATCAAGCCTACTTTGTCTACACCTTTTGAAGTCATTTTGCCACCTATCTGTAATTGTGAATTTGACTTATGGTTATTAAACATATATAATAAATCCTGTTCAATGTCGAAAATTGAAAATAAAAAACCCAGTAATTTGCCGTTACTGGGTTTTTGCTTACTAAAAACCGCCCTTTCGGACGGTCATAAAAAAACACCCCACAATTTTCTTGCAGGGTGTTTTTATAGATAGTCTTATTGATTATTAGCCGGTGAATTTTTTGGTTGCTGTCTTAATACATACACTATCAATATGCCAACAATGGCACTAATAGCAATGCCAGCAACGACTGCATGACCATAATGGAGTGCCACACCTGCAATGACAAGCAATCCCACGCCCAACGCCAAGCCAAACCATTGACCACGCCCTGTCAAAGACAGATTTTGCTTATCCATCTCAATCAAAGCCCCATTGACACGCTGTATCTCTGCGATTTGACTGTCTTGGAGTCTGTGGCGTTGCTCTTGCTCGGCTTTTGCCATGCTCATGACCTGCTCAACGTACTTTGGGTCAATTTTGTTAAGTTCGTGCAAAAATTCGGCAGGTGGATAAGGAGAGTACTCTTCAATATGCTCAAACTGTGTTTGCAAACCACGCTCATCTTGGGTAGAGCTTACCCTTGTGCCTTTACGTTGTTTTTGGCTCATAGCGTACCATGTTGTTTGCCACTTTTTTACTGGCGTTAGAGATGTCTACACCCACCATTTGCCAGTCTTGGGCGGTATCATTGGTTTTTGAAATGCCTGTCTTGGCATCATGGGTGTGATATGACGGTTGCGTGTCGGTTGTGATGACAAATGCTCTAATCACACCGTCCAAAAATGCGGACAGCTTATTCATCTAATAGCTCCCTAAGTTAATCCTAGCCATACTATAAGGTATTTTTTAGGCAAAATCAAGACAAAAACACCCCACAATTTTCTTGCAGGGTGGTTTGTTTAATATTAATTACTTGATTTTACCAATCCATGTACTCATGGCATTGGACGCAAAGACAGCCAAGACGATGTTTTTAAGGTTATCCAACTGCCTGTCATCTAGCCATGTGTATCTATCAGGCAAAATCCAATGTAACACCAAAACAAAGACGATTATCATGAAGATAATACACATGACAGAAAAAACTATTTTAAACCACACATGAACATGGTCCTTTAAGTCTTCATCACGCACACTTGATTTTTCTTTCAGCTCATCTTTTTCTGTCAGCTCGTTTTCAGTTTTAGCACTCTTGCGTACTCGTGGTGCATCTACGGTTTCTATGTCGTTGAATACACTATCAAGAAAATCGTTATTCCCAGCCATGCTTTTTCTTTAACTCTTCCAATTTTTCTTTATAGTGCTTGGCAATGATTGCATCGGGAATTTTGCGACCCCATGTGATTTTATTAAAAAACTCATACCACGGCGTGTTGGGTTCGTGCGTTAGAGCAGACAAAGAAATACCATCAAGATGACCGTACCGTCTATACACGAACTCAATCAGCTTATTTTGTTCTTCTGTTATGCCATCAATCTCGCCATTTAACAACATAATAGGCGTGGTTACAGGATTGCCACGATAATGACGAATGGCTTTGTATAGATTGGGAATAACAGGTCCATACTTCCACGCTTCAATGTCATCATCCATCAATGGTTTGTCAAAAAAAGCCAATGACCACCCATGAGTGATATAGGTTAATTTAAGTAGCTGCATGGGGGTAAATTGCTTTCCATCTCTTGCCCCACGAGCAATAAAGGCATTAGCGACAGCTGTCGCACTAACCACAGGATTACTCATAATGACACCTTTTAGAGATACAAAAAGAGCTAAGCCAATAGACCCAACCCTTTAAAAAATAGTAAAATGATGACTATATAATATCTACTTAGGGTAGAAATATCAAGACTTTTTTTACAAAACAGCACAAACACCCCACACATGGCAGGGTGCTTTTTTCAATAAATATCAAGCAACCAACTGTCTCTTTGCACCATCTATCAGCGCTTCTTGGCGTTTTAGACGGTTTTGGAGTTCGGCGATATGGTCTAAGGCTTTGCCAAAGTGTGCCATCATCTGTCCCAGTTCATCTTGTGCCATGCGGTTTTGGTGAGCGGTGTCGGCGATGATGTTTTGGACAAAGGGGGCGTTCACCTTGCTTCCTGCCTGCAACATGAGTTTATGCACATATTCCACCGCTTGATAGACCTGCTCACCTGTCAGCTCATCGACACAGCCCACATCAAAGCGTTGGTGTATCATTTTCCACACATTGCTATAAATCGCCCCTGTCTCGGTAACGAGCATATTTACCGCTCGCACCAGGGGCTTTCTTTCGTCTTTGGTGGCAAAGGCGGTAATGTTCGCCCCACCTGTCATCATGTCAAAGGCACGGATGACCATCAGGCTAAATTTGGCACTTATCCACATGGCATAGCGATAGACCAGTTCACGGCAGACAAATGTACCCTGCTTTGTGGTTTTGGTGTTACCGCCTTGCACGGTCATATAAGCGATTTGGTTTTCGCTTTCAATCTCGGTAATTAGGGCTTGGGTTTCTTTATTCGCCATAAAGTTTGACGGCTGATGTTTCTTTTCATTACCGCTTACTTTGTGCAAATCATTTAGGGAAAATAAGCCGTTGTGTTGGCTAATGGCTTGGTTTGAGATGATTAAGTTCATAAGAACTCCTTTGTTAGTTTCTGACATTTACCCGTATAGGGTGCTAGGGGGTTCAGAAGCCGAACAAAGACGGCTGGGATTATTCGTGCATTTCTGCCTTATTTCTCCGCCCCCCTAACATAAAGCATCGCTTATTTTTCGAGCGTTCCTAGAATTCTAGGAACGGTATGAAAGGGTTTTTATGCAAAGTTTCGGACTAACTTTTAGACAATCTACATATAGTAGAAATTGGGCATAAAAAGACCGCCAAATCACGGTTGCGGTTATCCGCTTTGTTTTAGGTTCTGACACCTTAGGGCATATATTACCCCAACCCACGCCCCATGTCAATAAAAAATCCACCGTTAGGGTGGATTTTGAGTAGATAACAAACTTCGCTCCATCACTTCGGCTTGAAAATTGGTAATATCAAGACCATTTAAGGCACAGTTCTGGATTTGTCGTGTCAGCACATCATCTAGCGTGCAGATAGGGTTGATAATGCCAGCAAAATGTTTTTGTAAGACTTCACTGGCTTTCAACTCATAAAGCTCATCAAGACATACCCAAGTACAGACCTTAAAATAACATGAATTTTGAGGCAGATAAAAATTATAAAAACGGTCATCTTGACAACCAAATACCGTACCACGTCCGTGCTGTTTTGAAGTGGTTTTTGCAACCACATACACCCCATCGCCAAAACCCAATGCCAAAAACAACTTTTCGCCCGTCTGCCCATCGTGAAAAGCAAATTGCTTATCAAAAAATACCGAGCCAATTTTCACGATAATGCCCCAATCAAGGCTTTACGTTCGGCGATATGCGATAACATTGTATCAAGCTCGCCTTGTCTTAGGGCAAGTTCATAAGGGATTCTGCCTTGCTTATCACCATCAATTTCATACACCTTATACCAAGGGGAGTTTTCTAAATGCGTAGCTTCTATCATCTCCTCTGCCAAACTGTCTTTGTATTGTTCGGCAAGCTGTTTCATTAAAGCAAGTTCACGGCGTGAAAAATGCTTATCATCAAACCCTTGTTTGGTGTGTATGGTCATCATCGTACTACGACCGCCATACACCGCCATCTCCCCAAAACGCAAGGCAGTTGCCATATCGGGTTCGGGACTTTGTATCTCATCATATAGCTTGGTAGGCACAGGACCCATTTTCCATGCATAATAATCAAGCCCCGTAACCGAACGCCCAGTATGCTTACAATGCTCAAAGTCCAAAAAGTACAAAAGTTTGAACAACTTAATTTTACCGCACTTTTCTACATTGGTTGCAAAGTAGATAATAGTATTGATGAGCTTTTCTCTGTTGTGAATAATTAACATTCTTCTATCTGCTACAAGCAAAATGGCACTTTATTATAACCCCACTAATAACAAATGACAACCTTTGGTATCATCCAAGCGATAAAAAGTGTAACCCACGCCCCATGTCAAGCCCTACCACCATTTGATTGCATTGATATAATCAGGCAGTTTAAAAAACACAATAATGATACAAATCATTGCCGTGATTTTCCAAAGCAATCTTCCAACCTTCTCGGGCGTTACATTGGTAAATTCAATCATAAAAACCCCTAGCAATTTTATCAAAAATCGTTTATCATTACTCACATGTTGTCCTATTAAGTTATGGTTAATTGGATAATAAAAACCCCAAACTCTGCAAAGTTTGGGGTTTTTGCTTTTTAGGGTTAGCCCCTGCTCACCCATCTTTAAACTTTCGCCATTCGCTTAAAATGTTTGGCAATCGCCACACAAATACAATCAGCAAGGCAAACACACCCAAAATTAACAAATTTGACATCGGTAATTCTCCCAATTTACTCAAATCTATGGTAAAATTCACTTATTATTTACTCCTACCTCAACTAGGGGTTAAATTAAAAAAACCCCAAACTCTGCAAAGTTTGGGGTTTTGTTTATGAAAAAACCCACTCAATGAGTGGGTATTCGCTCTTAGTACATTTGCTTCACTTCGTCAGTTGTGCCATCATCAAACAATATGGTAACGTCTTTAAAAAACATTTTCGCAATCGCATTACCCTGCTCTATTTTAATAGTGGCTAATGAATTAGCTTCCGTCCAACGGGTAATCTCTGCACTTTCACCTTTTGCCAATGGCTTGTCAAATTTGTGCGTGCCCAAGTGTAAACTGTCAGACTTCTCAATACCTTCCACTTCCAGCTCCACCCAGCCATCAATCGCAGATACCACTTTATCGGACAAGTTGGTAAATTTTATCTTTAAATCCATGCCGTCATTATATTTGGTGCTTTTGTCAAAACTGACCAGCTCCGCCTTGTATATTTCATTAAAAGCGATGATTTTGTCATCCATAGCAGATTTCTTTTCAAAGTGATTTTTGGTTTTTTCAATCGCTTCTCCCAAAGACACACCAAACATTGATTTATCGCCACTTACCAATCTTAGCGTTTCTGCCCTAGAAAAGTACTCTTCAATCAATGCCCTATCTTCTGCACTAATCTCAGCTTTTATTTGCTCGGCATTGGCGTTAATTTCGCTAATGTCATTGATAATAAGCGTGCGAATGCCTGTTTCTTTGACAGCTGTTTTTTTGACTTCATTAGTTGCAACTTCTGCTTTTTGCTCTTGCACCGCCTTTGTCTCATCTTGCCCACAACCAACCAAAGCCAATACAAGACCAAATAATAAAAACTTTTTCATCTTAATACTCCAAGTTAAACCGAGTCTATATCTTACACCAAACAGCAACAAAATAGCAACAGTTACAGCTTACGACCGTCAAAAATAAATACCACATCATCAAGCAAGGGGCGTGGCAGTAGCGACCCACGCACCGCTACCACTTTACTAATATCACTTGTAGAGATTGGCATGGGCGTGCCGTCTATATATCGTCTTTCACGGCACGCTAGGCGGTATATCATCACGGCATTGTCAAGTAGCACACACGGCTTAGGCACATCAAGACCGAGCCGTTTGTATATTTCAATGCGTTTTGGCGTGATGTCTAAGTCGTAGCTTTCGGCTTTTTTTTAATCTTTTCCGCCTTTTCGCCAAACTCGTTAATCATCGCCCCAAATTCATGTAGTAGATTTGCGATAAAATCTTGTAAATTTGGCACAGCATTTAAGACAAGCAGAAAATTATCGCCATTGATAGGCACGTCTTTGTCGTTTTCATCTGTGATATTCCAAGACTTAATGCAGTATTCGCCAATGACGAACAACAGCATTTCATAATTAGTAATATCCGATTGGCTTTCACGCTTTAAGTCATTTTTGCCAACCTTTTTAACATCAAGCAAAGGGGCAACCTTGCCAAAAGCACTATTAAAGGCTTCATCATGCTTAACTTCAAGTGTTAGCTGTAAACCGCCATGGCTAATACCACGGCTAACCACCGTTTCAATCTTTGGCTTTTTTAAGTCGGTTAGATTTAATTTCATGTTTTTTATCCCATTAAAAAAAGCCCCAGTATTAGGGGCTTATGCTGTATGTTTTTCCAAAATTGGGCTTTCGTCCACCACGGTGTAATTGACATCAACCGTTACCAAATCCGTACCGCTAGGGCTTGGAATTTCGCCTGATACTTGGAATTTGGGGATTTTGATCACGTATTGGCTATCCCCAAACTTGATAGGAACTTCAAGGCTTAGCGTTTGCCCTGTGAGCTGATTTGTGATGATTTCATGGGCTTTTTGGCTATATGCAATCGTCATACTACCGCTAATGTTGGCAATCATGGCAAGCACATTACCGCCGTAGATGTTATCGCCCAAGCATTTTTGTACTTCGGTTTGGTTGTCAATATCAAGACTAAACGATTCGACGCATACATCAAGCTTAGTGCCATCCACTTTAATCTCGCCAATAGACAAGCCACTTGCCTTGACCGTATCGGGTGTTGGCGTGGGGGTTTTGGCGAACGACTCGGTTTTGCTTTCTTGATAGCCGATACCCGTCATGCCAAATTTCATCTTGATAAGGCTTGATGTATCAACCGTTAGCCCAAAACTTGACACCACACACCCCAAAAAGGCGTGGTTGACGTTAATGTCGGTAAAGTCCTTGCTAATGGCAAACTGGTGTTTGGTTGTGCCAATGCTTAGCGTATCAGGCGTTTCCCCCGACCAATCATTCCAAAAAGCACCTGCCAATAAGTCATCATAAGCCCCAAACATCATCTCAGTTTCAATATCGCCTTGCACGGTTGCAGATGTTACCATGCCTGCCTTGCCGATACGTCCGCCTGATAGCATTTCACTATTTGTCAGCTCGGTAGATACGGTTAAGCCGTTTGTGATGTTGGGTAAGATTTTCCACCCTGTAAGGGGTAATGTTTTATCGCTTTGTTTTGCGTATGCTGATACGACACGAGCACCACTTGACATAATTTCTACTCCTAAGCCCTATGGGCTGTTAAAAGGTAATTGGGGTTGCATTTGTTCTTGGACGGACAAAATGGCGGTGTTTAGGTCGTCTCGTCTCTTTTTCCAGTCCGATAGACCTTTACCGCACAAACTGGCAAATGCCTGTTCACGCTCTTTTAAGTCGCTAAGCAAGGTGTATTGTTGCATTAGCTCCATCGTCTCACTTTGTAGCAATGAGCGAGCATAAAAGAACGCCTGCACCAATGCCTTTTTAAAGGCAATCACTTTTGGGCTGTTTCGCATAAGGGTCATTAAAAACGTGGCTTGCTGTTCGTTAAGTTCAGCATACCTTGTCCAGCGACCCTGTGTGGAATTTCGCATTTCAAATGCCGAATTCGTCTTTTTAAATACAACATCACCCAATTCCATAAAATCAGGCAAATAGCTATTTACCAATTGGAAAACGGTTTTGTGCTTTAACTCCAAACCCTGTGCAATTTGTAGGGTTGTTGTTTTTGGCTGACCATCATCAACCATTACAAGCTTGTCACTCATATTCACTCCGAATAACTTTTCCTTGCCACATAAAAAATCCCCACAGATTGGCAAGATGATCTGTAGGGAATGCCTTTAAGAAAATTTAGTAGTACCGATACGGCACAACTACATTGATTTGATAAATACCGTCATTAGACGGCACGCTGATGATGCTAGGGGCTAATAATTCAAGCCGTCCTAGCTGTTTAGCTTTTAGATGCTTAGCAAGGCTATCCGCCCACGTCTTAATCTTAACCGTGCCTTGATTTTCCGCACAAAATAGCTGTACAACAAGTGTACCTACCTGCAAGACACACGGCTCATCAGATAGGCTTGCAATGGCATTAATACCGCCCAAAATTGACACACGCCCCCATACACCGTCTTTGGGTGGTGCTATGTTACGGTTATCCCGTGCTAGGCGTTTTGAGTCAAAATGTTGCCATGTTGCGATATGGGTTAAGATGATTTGTTCAATTTCTAAGCTATTCATAGGCTTGCCACCGCACTATTGAAGGCGTTCAAGTACACCCCTGTGGGGGCTTGCTGTGAATGCCCATGTTCAAGCCGTAAGCCATACGGCAGGTTGTTCTGGAAATACACAAGGGGGTAAGTATGCCTTGGCAATCCAAGCACCAAGCCAATGCCACCACCTGTCTCGGCATAGCTAGGACTGCCAATGCTGATATGATGAGACCGTTTATAACGCCCTGTATCGACAGGGCTTAGGGCTTGCAAATTGTTATATACATTGATGGCAAATTTGCGATACGTCCTATCTAACTCATCGCCCACTTCATCGGCAAATAGACTAGGCGGTGTTGTCCACATTTAGCCCCCTTAATTGGATTGTGTAGCTGACATCGGCAGGGTCTTTGGCGATACTAAGCACACGCATATCATTGATGACATCATCAATCATGGGCGTGCCTGTAACTTCGGATTGTAAGCAAATCAACTTAACATCATGAATACCAATGACTTGCCCGTCCGTCTCATACGCACTGTATGAGCCAAACACCCCACGCCCTGTGTAGGCTTCGGTTGGTGTGCCGTTGTCATTGATGACCCAGTCATCATCGCTTTGGCGTGTGGCGGTAAAGTCAGTAACAGCGTCCGCCAAATCGGTGTTAAAAGCCTGTTTTAGGTCGCTGTCAATTTCCAATCGCAAGCCCATTTTTAGCCCCTATTTACCCATATTTGAGTCATGCCCCCAAACTTTGCCACATAAGGCTCAATGAGTGCCAACGCTATCATCTCATGTTGTCCCATTGCACGGTCTTTGTCGGCGGTGCTAAAGGTTTTTGAGCTTGACACATCACCTGCCTTGACCGATTTACTAGCCACTACACTCTCGGTACGACCCTGCAATAATTCGCCACCAATAAACCCCTGTGCCAACTCCACGCCTGCCTGTTTAATGGCTTGTGGCATTTCGCCCTGCCATCTTAGATTTTTGGCGGATAGATAGGCGTTTACAATCAATAAAATGCGTTGTTTCTCGCTGTCGTTCTCATTGGTAAAAACGCTGTCAATGTCGGATAATTCAAGCATAATTCCCCCATATAAAAAGCACCCAAAAATTGAGTGCTTTTTTAAGTGCTACTAAGCGTTACGCACCATTACCAGTTTCAGATTTTTTGCCTGTCAGCTCTTCGGTAACTTCAGGGTCTTTAATGCCATAATCGCCCCCACTTTTGGCAGGGTCGGTCATCTGCATATTGCCCAATGCCGATTTTGACTCGTCGGCATAATCACGCTCGGACGGATAGGTGTAATTGAAAGCAGGTTTTACTTTGTCTTTTGGCAATCCCATGGGTTACTCCTTATAGGTTGGTAATTAAAAAGCGGATTGGGGTAGCATCGGCGTTGGCATCTAATCGCCAGTTTTCCGCCTTTTGTAAATCCGTCCAACTGGCGGATAAAGCCTCATTCTTTGTGCCGCCAGTTAGGGTGTTGGATTCAGCGACAAAGCTAAAGCCCTGTGGGTGGATAAGTATATTACGGCGTGTCCAAAGGGTAGTATGACCTGCACCATTGCCTGTATTTGCCGTGCGTTCTAATTCTAAATCATCATAGCCTACCGCCACATCAGCAGCAAACGCCCCACGCCCCAGTAGGTAGCTGACAAACTTGGCATTTTTGCCTGTACCAATCATCGTGCCGACCTTAGATTGAACAATGGTGCGTCCATTGTAGGTTTCTACAGGGGTTAAGTTATCGCTGGTCGTAACCTTTTCTACTAATTTTTGCTTACGCATTTTGGTTGCGATAAGTGGGTGTACAATCATCAACCCCTTGCCCTGGTATGCCTCATCAAGCGAACCTTCGGCATCAATAAAGGCATTCACATCAAAGCCTGATGTGTCATCAGCGGTTGCCTTTGAAATGTCGTGGCTTAGCTTTTTGCCATTGGCTTGATCGTAGTTAAGCAAGCCAAACACGGTCGCAATGGCACGGTTTTCCGCTTGTTGTAGCCAATAGTTATCAATCATCTGGGCAATAAGCTGTAACGGTGATTTACCTGACAAATAGCTTTCTAATCGGCTTTCAACAAAGCCCTCATTTAAAAATGCCACACGCCCCTTTGATTTACTGGCTTCAATGCTTCTAGGCATGGCAATATCGGTCAAAATGGTATTGCCGTAGTTCGCTTCTAGGTTGCCATCAATGGGGTGGATAAATGGCACTTCAAAGGTAGCCGAACCGCTGGTTAATAACGGACGCAATCGGCTATCCGACACAAACGCCCCAGAAGTGTAAAACTTGGATTTTTGTAGGTTGTCTTTGATTTGATAAGATAACACCACATTTTTATTAAAGACTTCGCTAAGTCTAGGCATAACGCCTCCTTATGAATTAAATAATTGATTAAATAAAGTTGGGTTGGAAGTTGCCAAAGCGACTCGCTCGGCTTCGCTGTAATCTTGGGCTTGTTTTTGACTTTGACCTGTTGCCCCTGTGCCACTAGCCTTTGTGCCGTCAATCAAACTGTCAAACTTGCCACCGTTTTTGAACTCACTTACTAGCTCGTCCACGCTTGAGATGGTTAAATTACCGTTACTGTCGGTTACTTTGACTTGCCCATTATCGGCGGTCAATCGCTTTTCAATCAACATCTGTAAAATCTCTTGATTGTGCGGATTACTGGAAATTGGCTTGCCATTTTTGCCGATTGTGATTTGATTAAGTCGCTATTACGCTGGGCTTGAATGTCGTTGATTTGCTTTTCAAGATTGGCAATTTTTTCTTGATAGCTTTTTTCTAGTGTTTCAAAGTCGCCCTTTTTGCGTGCCAATTCTTCTGCCTGTTTGTCTTTTTCGGCTTGCTCGGCTTTGCGTTTTTCAGTCTCAGCTTTCTTTTCCGCCAAAAGCGTTTCGTTATGCTTACGCAAGCGTTCAATTTCGGCTTTTAGGGCATCTAGCTCTGCGTTTTCGGTGTTGGTTTCTTGGTTTTCGGTGGTCATTACTATGCTCCGTTAGCCGTTACAAACGGCGGATAATAAAAAACCCCCCTTTGCAAATGCAAGGGGGGGGGTTGGTTAAAAAAATTTTAGATTTATGCCCAAGTCGCATTTTTACCAATAAAATGATTGGGCTTATCATCATCAATCATTATCGCAAAATTTACTCTACCAATAATAGAAGTCATATAATCCATTTTAATGATGGCATATACTTGGCTATCCACAATAATTTGAGTGATATTTTCTGGCAAATCATCTATGCCATCCAAATTAAACCAAATTACGGTTTTATTGCCAATCAATTCAGCGTGAGTAATTTTCATTTTTCAGTCTTAAATGGTTCAAGCCATAAAGTATCTTTAACATCGTCTAATTTTACCCCATTTTTAGCCAATCTATCAAGAGCATCTTGGTATAACATTTGTCGTTCATTATCAGTCAAGTCAATGCCAAACATAGAAGCTCTTATACTTGCTTGCACCTCTTCAAGTAAGTAATCACTATGCGTTTTATTTGCCAATTCTGCTTGTCTATGCCCTGCTAATTCGTGAGCGAGCGTTGCATTCATTGATAATCTACTATTAGCATTAGTGAATCTACCATTAGTTGTTGGGTAAACATCAGTGCCTATCTGCAAGTAATCAATTTCACCAAACAACAATTTAAAGGCAGTATTGCCGTCATCAACAAAATGGATGTTTTCAGTTAAAATATCATATTTCGTAGCAACTGCCAAAACATCTGCTTTTTGACTGCTTGTTAATGGCGTTTCATTTCTCAATCCGCCAGAATATACCGCCCTTGTAGGAAACGCTTTTTCAAACACAAAAGGCTCAAGCCTTGCCATCTCATCAAGCGTTAAAGGCGTAAAGTTTTTATCCAGTTGCAAGGATTTAAACTTTTCCACACTCATACCACCATCACGAAACAGCTTACCTCGTGTCTTGCCAAGCACTTCATCTTGATAATGGGCAGGTTGGTTTTTTAGCCATTCATAATAGGTCTGATTTTCTACCACACCATGCTCGCTTGCACGCTGTTTTGGGGCAGTGTAGCCATCATAGATGATTTCAAAGCTACTTCTACAATTAAAGTGATAAGGCGGATAAGTGGCTTTATCTAGGGTCATTACCACACCGTCCAAATGGCGACAAATGGGGCTGGTGCGTCTGTCTAAGGTTGCGATAACCTTAATGCCTTTGATAATGTCTTTGTTATCGTTGATAAAGGCTTGCTTTGCCTCACTTGCCATTATCGCTGTGCCTGTATGGGCAAGGGTTTTGGCGTGTCTTGTGCTGATATTCAAAATACCATCTTGATAGCGATTGGTACGACTGCCCCTTATCATCTGGATTAATTTGGCATTATCTAGGCTTTCGCTATGGGCTAGGCGTATGGCACGGATAATCCGCTCGCTTTCATTTTTGCCAAATGCTTTAGTTAATTCATCTAGGCTGATGCCCACATTGGTAGTTAGATGTAGCGGCTTATCAAAAACTTTATCGGCGTACGCCATTAGGCTTTTTGGGCTGTTTAGCCGTTGTCTGATTGCCTTGTAAGCCTCATCACTATGTACCTTGTAGCGATGGGAAAAAAGCGTACGCCAATTTGCTTTTAAGCCGTCCACATACGCCCCAAACAAGCCTTGTAGCTCACGGTCGGCATTTGTGGTTAATTGCTTGATTTCACGCCCATTTAGGCTTTTGACTTCACGGTTGAATATCGCCTTTTGCAAGTAGGCATCTACCGCTTTTAGGGTTATGCCAAACTCATCGGTTAGCTTGGTTTTTAGCCTTTCAAGGTTGATCAGAGATTTCATCTAAGTTGTAGCCCTGCATTTCGCTGTCAATCAATGCTTTTGCCTCATCAGCATCTTCGATGGTAGCGATTTCATCCTCTACCAGTTTTGCACGCATTTCAGACCAACTAATCGCACCCCCTTGCCATTCTGCGATAAGCTGTTGGCGTTCTTGGGCGGTCATCTTATTGGTGGCAAAGTTGGTATTAAAACTGACAGTTGGCACCCCATCAGCCCCCACAAAACGCCCCAGATAGCCAAAACAACGGCTATAAGCATCCGATAAGTTGTTGCAAATGGTTGCCAGTAATGATGTTTGTTCGGCAATCTCCGCCCCTGCTTCTGTTGCGGTTTTATTGCTTGTGTTGCCAACCAATCTTGCACCGATTGCGACCATTTGACTTTCTTTATGTTTCATCGCCTCAAAATTGGCATTATTGGCATCAGCTTGTAGCAATTGAGCGGTTGCCCCTACGCCTAGAATCTGCCCCACCCTTGACCCCAAATGCACACCGCCATTGGGGGCTAACACATCCCGATACCATTCATTCGTAACCCCTGTAATAAACAAGGTAGGCTGACCTGCAATAAAGTTACTTTCTTGATAGTCGGCACTATCACGGTAATGAGCAAGGTTTAGCATTGCCAAATCATACAAAGGGGTATCGTCAATCGTTTCATCATTGTCATCTGCCCCAATAAAACTAAACGGAATGACATCAAAAGGCTTTTGAGTAAAATCATAAATCAACGCTTGATCGGTAAAAGGCTGATAGCCAACACCGTCTTTGCGTAAAATTTGACTGGTAGCCACACCATCAACCAACCGCAGAACCAGTAATTGCTCGCCATATTCCGCACGAAAGCCATCATCAGACTTGATATAGCTTTCTTTAATGACCACAAGCGTGAGTTTCTTTTGTCCATCAATGGTTGCTGTACGCCAATTAATAATCTGTTCTGGCTCATACAGTTTAACCACGGGGCGTAAATGTTTGGTTTTGTCTTTTGTGCCACCGTGTGAAATGGGAAAATCCGCCAAAAGCCCACCACGCCCTTTGATTAAAAGCATGGTTAAGGCTCGTCTGGCGTGCTGGGTTAGATCCGTACCTGCCCCATCTACATCCGTTTTTAAAATCTCTAAATTTTTGGGCAAATCAAGCAAAGGATATTTTGCAAAGGCAAGTCCGCTCAAGGCTTTGGCGGTCTTTCGTGTGGCATTATAAAATACCGCCCGTGTTTGGTAGTCTTTGTAGCGTTTAGCTTTGACATCAGGTGGTTCGCTTGCGGGGCTAGGATTGGGCAAGTACAGCTCGCCTTTTGCTTTTACTGCCGTCTCGCCTGCATAACAGTCCGCCACCAATTGCCATTTGGCAAAGTACGGTAGAAGTTCAGGTAAAATATGGTCAGGGTTCATTAATACAAACTCACTTTAAAATCCGTCGCCAGTACAGGCTTGCTTTGATATACCGCAAAATAGCGGAATGCATCCGCCCCGTGGCTTGACCAATCGTGTAGCGGTCTATCACGCCATACGCCCAATTTATCGTTCCATTCTTTGCGGTAGCTTTCTAACGCCTTAATGCCCTGCTCGCACTTAATCGCATCAAAGGCACATTTGGGCAGGATTTGGCGTACTTTTTCGATGTCTTCATTAACATTACTCGTGCGTGGTACCACATCGAACGATATGCGGTAAATCCGCCCATCAATCTCATAACCATCACTGGCTAACTCTCGTAATGATTTGGCACGGTTTGCCCCCAGTTGCCGATTGTCAATGTCGTGTGGGGCAATGTGCCTATCATAGTTATAGCCTTTATCTTTTAGCACCTTGAGGTAGTGATTTAAGCCCTCACCGCTATTTTCGTAATAATCCACCACATGAAATTCATCGCCCACTTGACGGATAAACCAAATGGTCGTACTGTCCGACACCCCCAAATCCCAAAAGGTAGATACTGGCAAATGGCTATTATCAGGCAACCCATCCACAATACGCTCATCGGCGTACAAAAAGCTAAATTGCTTGGCGTAATATGCCCCTTCAATGGATTGGGCGAACGCCTCGGCAGGGATTGACGGGTATTCTCGTTTCATATCGTCGCCAAGCGTTTTCTCCTTTGCGTAATACCACGCCTGCTGTTCGGCTGTGGTGCTAATACCATGCTTAGCTTTAAGCTCATTAAAATAGCTGACAAGGCGTTCTGGTAGCTCCACCGATGGCATCTGATATTCAGGATTTTGCCACCACGAGAAAAAGAAAAACCGCCAATCTTGGGCGGTTAAATCTTTCTTTGCTAAATGGTCATTTTCAGCTTGTTGGCAATAGTCAAAAAAGTAACCTTGTCTGCCTTCTGCGGTGCTTTCTAATGTGATTTTGCCATTTAGTGGCACGGCTTCAAATGCACCTGTGACAATTTCCCTTGCTTTATCAGGGTATTTAGCACAAATTTTACCAAATTCAGAAATGTGCAAGCGTTGCAATGTACCGCCACGAAATGATGTTGAGACTGTGATACTACCGCCACGCTCAAAAACAAGCTCTTCTTTGGTTTCGTTCTTAAGTGGGTTTGCCATTTTGACAAGGTCGGGCAAATGGCTGTAGGCAAATTGCACCTTTTCACGAAACAATCGCTTAGCATCGTGTAGCGTATGGGCAATTAAGGCACATCTTTTCGCTTCAAAAATGGCACTATCAAGCTGAATAATGCACATCTCGGTGGTAAAACCAAGCTGACGAGCCTTTAGAATAATATTGCGATTATGCTCATCATTCCAATATGCATACTGCTCGGCGGTCATCTTGAATTTGACTTTTTTGCCGTGCTTATCGGTAATATAGTACAAATGATTCAGTCGGTATAAAGGGTCTTTTAGTTTATCAAACATTATTCCCCCTTATCTGATAACTCCTTCATTAGTTGTGCCACAAGGTCAATCGCTTGGCTGTTCATATCTTCGTCTTTTTGCTTGTCGCCATATTTTTTAGGGTTCATTCTTGACAACACCCATTTTCGGGTATCAATCTGCAATTTGGCTTTTTGCACCTCTTCGGGCAATGCCTTGTCTGCAATGTCTAGCATTTCATCAAAATAATGGTCGGCTCTTTGTTCGCTCGCGCGCGCGTACCTGTCGGAAAAGTCGCCATTTTGAGCAAGCCATTCATAAATCGTGGCACGGTGTGGCATGTCATCATCTTGGCACACGCTCGCCACCGACCGACCTTTTGCAATCCGATACAAAAACTCTGCAACCAGCTCTTCATTGTAAATTGTCGGTCTGCCCATTTTGGGCTTTTTAGCTGTCATAAGCCCTCCTTTTGGGCAAAAAGCGTTGGGCGTAACGGCTCGCTAAATAATAGCAGTCATTGGGACTTTCCGTCTTACCCAACATAAAAGCCCCCTGTCGGCAATGGGGGAAACCGCTACTTACCAACCCTTTACCCACTTAATGCACAAAGACGGCTTAGGTTTGGTGTTCGGCTCATTCTAAAATTAGGACTGGATTCTACTCAAAATGCACACAAAAGCGTGTACAAGGTGCATTCTGCCGTTGGTTAGGTGGCAGGACTAAGGGAAACTGCATAAAAAACCGCCCAACAAGGACGGTTTGGCAGTCAATCAGAAGTGGGGCATTGCCCTTACATTATTACATTTTAATTTTCCCACAAAAAACCCAATTAAGGAAGGTTTAAGCAGTTTATTTGCGGTTATCAGCATCTTTTAGCCACAGTAAAGCTGTTTCAAACTGTGTATTGGCAACCGCTATTTTGCGTTGGTCATAAAAACCGTCATTTTTACAATATGCGATAATCTCGCTGATTTTTTGTTCAAGTTCTTGGATTTGTTCTTTCATTTTTTTCACTCACAAAAAAAGCCCCACCAATCGGCAGGGCAAAGGACAACAAAAAAGCCATAACCATTTGGCTATAGCTTTTTTCAATTATGCCATAATCATACTACCTGTTGGGGTGCAAATCAAGCATTTTTTGATATATTTTTGTAACTAGATAATAAAACGAGTTTGCAACGCCCTAATATTTCTCTCGCCAACATCAAGGCGGTGTTGTAGCTCGCCAATATGGTCAAGCAGATGTCTGACCACACCGATAATCTCGCTTAATTCGCCTTTTGCCTTTTTGTTTTGATGAGCTTGGTCAGCTAGGATATTATGAACAAGGGCAAGATTGGGGGTAAAAACAAAACTCTCAATAAACGCCAATGCTTTGTCAAACTCAACCGCCAAAATATCCTTATAGCTTTTGACACCAAATTCATCATATAAGGCGTGGTAAATGGTCTGATAATGCACTTTGTTATTTAGGCATTTTTGTTTAATGGCTTTTTGGATTTGGTAGGCTTGACTGTCGGTGATTTTGGCAACTTGTACAGGCTCGCCCACTTCTTTATCCAAAATATCCAATACCCATTGACGAAACTCTTTGGCAACTTTGGTGCGGGCAAACATGGCGATAAGATGACAACCACGCAGGGAGAAAATGCGGATTTTAATTTTGCGTTGGCTGTTGTTAATGCCATTGGTCATTGATTCAATGACCGTTGTCATACCGCTTGTAAATTCATCAGCATTTGAATTATACAAATTGGTTACAGACTTATCGCTTGAATAACCTAATGCTTTTGCAAGGTCAGCAGAAGTTAGCCAAATTTGGTTATCCACTTTGGCAGGAGTTAGAGCGATGTTTTGAAAAGTAAGTGCTTTCATCTTGATATACCTTTTTGATAGGTTGGAATTTACCCTTTTTCCATTGATACCCAAATTGGGTAAGAATGTAAATTAGGGCGGTAAACGGCTCAAAACCTGTATCAAGTCAGGCGGACTTATTCGTGTATTGCTACCTTATTTCGTCGCACCGTTTACCATAATCAAAAAGGATTAGGCATTTTATGCCAAAAAGCTGTTCGGATTAACTTTTTTGGAGCATAAAAATATCACGCTAACGGGGTGAATTACCGCTTGATATATAGGCTTTTGAGACCGTAGGCATATATTACCCTAAGCCCTGCCCCTTGTCAATACTCATCTTCTTATAAACCTGCCTTTCGGCTTCGTCAATCAGTCTTTTGACCGTTTTATGACACACAAACCGCTTCCGACTATCACTGTTTTTCATGCCAACTTGGTGTGGATATTCAAGCGGTGTCAGATACCGCCTTGATATCTGCCGATACGACCAACCATAGACATGGTGTAGAAATAGCACGTTATACAGCACCAAAAACTCTCGTTTTAGCTCACACACCGCCTTATCCACCGCCAAGGCTTCGTCATCCGTGATATTTGGCTCATTATAGCTGCCATAGCTTACCGCACCGTTGGCACGCATGAAAGCAAGTAAGGGTGTATCGTGCCTATCATATCCATTATGTCTTGACCACAAGCCCCATTCTTTAATCAGATTTCGCATTTCCCACCCCATCAAACCACATCAAAAACATCAAACAACACACTGCATGGGCAAGGTGCGGTAATCCACTCTCGCCATCTACCATCTCGCCACCCCACCACGCATTAAGATGACGATGGCAAGCATTAAAATACCGCTCACGGGCGTTTGGCACGGCTTGCCAATTATCCGCCCCATATTTGCTCGCCCCAAATTCCAAAACTTCCACCACCTGCCACAAGGGGGCGGACGGCAGTAGGCTAAATCTTGGCTTGGCTTGGTCGTGTTTTTTGCCCATATTTTCATCGTGTTCTTGTTTTAATTTCTGGCATTGTTAAACTAAAATACATAATTCAAAGTTCCATTCCACTTAGCAAACAGTAAGTTCAAAGTGTTTTCTATCATTTTCTCGGATTTAGAATAACATTTTGATTTTCTTCTAAATCTTGCTGTGAAATGCCTAATGAGACTATTATAGCCCTCTATGGTAAAAGTTTGAGCTTTGCTTGTCATATGTTTTGATTTTGGAATGACTTCAAGGTAAGATTTCCAGTAGTCACTACAAAACAGTTGAATGTTATGGATATTCAATTGATTGTAAAGCTGTTTAAAGGTGTTGGTGTCTCGTCTGCCACAAACAAAACCTAAGATTTGTTTTGTTGTTCTGTCAATGGCAACCCAAGTCCAGCAAGCGTTTTTTTATGCTTGGTGTAGCTATGAATCTCATCAAGCTCAACGATATCTATCGCTTGATTGCTATCTTGTTTAATTTGATGTTGTTCACCAAGTTTTTTAACCCATTGATAGACTGTGCCATAACTAATACCTAATATGCGACCAATTGAGCGAAAGCCCAAACCTTCTAGATACATATTGATTGCCATTTGCTTGGTTTCTTCGCTTTTATGATGCGTTGGTTTATGTACCGAAAAGTAATGATTGCAACCTTTGCACTTATAGCGTTGTCTGCCATTGTTAAAACCTGCTTTGACAAAGTGTTTGTGCTTACATTTAGGACAACTATCAAATGTTTCGTTCATTGGTTTTTACTCTATATGGTAAAGTATTGAGCTATTTTAACTTATGTATTTGTTTTTAACAATACCTAATTTCTTAAAAGCGTCAGCCATATTAGCCATTTTTCACTCCCATTCCCCTAAACTCTTTAACAAAATCATCATATTTTCGCCATTCGTCAATAAACACACCATTGACCGAAATCTTTACCAAGTCTTTGGCGTAGTTTTCTTGCTCAACTTTGGCAATATCGCCTTTGTCGTTTGTGTAGTAAGTCATAATAATTGTCGCTCCAAAATCTCAAAGTTTTTGGTACAATCGCCATCATAATGATTTTCGAAAAAATCATCTTCATCAAACCAATCATTTTGACACAATAATAGCGGAAAGTCTGACGGTAGTCCCCATTCAATATCATAGTCATCTAGCGTTTCAAACTTTTGTAATTCTGCTTGACTGTGTTTATCAAATTCCTTTGCCTTATCAATTAAGGCTTGCAATTTGGTTTTATCAAGTGATGCAGCAACATGATAATACCCACAATCATTGCCGTACTCGTTATAGACCAATTCATAAACTTTTGTCATCTCACCCACTCCAATTCCTGCGGTGTTGTAACCTTAAAGCCATTCGCCACCGCCCATAATTCAATCTTGGTTAAATATTCGGCAAATTGTTTGGTATTTGCCTTTGTTGTGCTGATATTTTTAATCACACTCATTGCGATATTTTCATAAAGCGTGTCATTGATTACGCCCTTGCACCGCTTAATGCTTTGTGCCATCTCGGCAAATTCGCCATCATCACGGGCATAAATACGAGCCAAAAACAAGCGTTTAAAATAACAATGCCACCATTCATCATCTTGCCCTGTTTGGCTTTCTAGTTCGTGAAGCCAGCTCCAATAAAGTCGGTTCTGGGCGTTGCTTCTTGCCTTATCGTCATCAATGCCAATTGTTACCACGACATTGTGCAGTGTGTTTAGTGTGTCCGCTACGGCTTCTTGAATCGCCTTAAAGCAGTTTTGGGCAATGTCGGCATTGATAAGCCTAAAAGATTGGTTCTGTCGGTCTATCCGTCTCATCTAGCACCCCATTAACAAACTCAAGTTTTCTCAAAAACCACGCCTTAGCCTGTTCTCGTGTCTGCCAAACATAAGCATCAAGGTTTTTATGGCAAGCCCTGCATAACGGTATCGTGTACTCATCATCTGTCTTTTTGCCCATTCCCTTGCCAAACTCTGCCCAATTAGCGTGGCAGGGGTCGGACGGCGGTGGGGCATGGCATTGGACACAGGGCAGGGATTTTATGCGGTCAAGTCGGTTCATACTTCGTTAATCTCCAGATAACTCTTAATCTCATCAATCGCATTGTTTGCCCCATACGCCACCACCGCTTTATAGCCCTGTGCATTTAGGCGGTCAATCATCGCCTTTTGCAAATCAGACACCTTGCCTGCTTGCCGTGTTTTCCCGTCTTTGGTTTTGCCTTTGGGGGTTTTAAGCTCAATAAATAAACCATGATAACCCCCGTGCGGGATAAATAAAAACAAATCGGGAAACCCTGCCTTTGTTCCCATCGCCTTAAAGCGTGTGGCGGTGGTAATGTGGCGTTTGCCACCGTTGGGGCTGTGGTGCAGGTAGTCAGCAAGTTTGCCATTTGCCCATTTTTGCCATCTTGCCCAACTGATGACGGCGATTTGTTCGTTGTCTTCGCTCATGCCAACACATCCATTTTGTTTAATCCAAACAGGCTGTGCACAAACTCATCACTGGCTAATTGCTTGGACGGCTCGCCTGGGGCGTGGGTGATGGCAATGGGGGCGATGTACCGCTCGCATTTGACCTTGTTTGCCACCAGTTCATGCACAATCATCTCGTAATGGTCCTTGAAGGCACTATGGGCGGTGATGGTCATGTTGCCGTTGTAGTCCGCCTGTGAAAACAGGTGCATGGTCTTGTCATAAGCTTGTTTTTCTGCCGTACTAATCGGCTGTGTGCTATCGCCACGCCATGCTAGGATGTTTGATAACGCCCCGTTTTTGCTGATGTAGCTTTCGGCGATGACATCGGTGTTATCAAAGCCATCAATGCCCTTGCACCATTTGGCGAACAAGGCAGGGTCAGGGCAATAGCCCATTTGGTTAATTTTGGCAAGCCCTGTGTTAAGCTCAGTTTGACTAAATCCTGCCACACAAAACGCAAATCCTGCAACCACTTCGTTTGTGCTAAGACCGCCAAAGGTTTTTTCAAATGAACGTGGCACAATCGCTTTAATCATGGCGGTTAAATGCTCCACGTTGTTGATTTTGACAAGATTACTCATAATTTACTCCCAGTGCGTCAAAGTTTGGTGGCAGGTCATCGACAAAAACATTGGTCGGATTGGTATTTGCCATGTGTCGTAATTCGTCCATTCGGCTTGTTGGCTGTGGATTGCCAAACTTGGTTTGTGCGTTCTGATACCAATCCGCCTTGAATGACTGCCAACCCATTTCACAAGCGAACTCAATCGCTTTGGCTAGTGATACCCCTGCAAGGGTTGCTTGCTTGGCGATGCCGCTAAGGGCTGTTTGGGTGAGCTTGGTTTTTCTGGTGGCCAGGTAATCGTTTGCCACTTGGTCATCAACCCCTAGGCTGACTAGCTCATCTGCCGTGATGAATTTTTTGGCTGATGGAGATTTACCAGTCGATTTGTTCGGTTTTGCTGTTTGCGAATTTTCAAAATTTTGGTGCGTGTGCGTGTCATACTCATTGTATTTCTCTTTAGTGTTTTTAATATAATGTATTTCTGTATGTTCATTTTTTGAACCAGCTTCTTGTTCATTTTTTGAACCAGTTGGTTCATTTTTTGAACTAGTGCATTTTTTGACTGGTTCATTTTTTGAACCACAAAAATCATCATTTAAGCGGTATTCGCTCATTGATTTTTCATTGCCTTTTTGAACAGAAATTAACCCAACTTCTAGTAATTCATCGATTGCTTTGCTGACTGTTGCACGATGATTTATTCCAGTATATTTTTGAATTTGCGAATAACTGATGCGGTCGGCTTCTTTGTGCCAGCCACGGGTTTTTCGGACGATGAGCAAGTAAATTTTGCAAGCATTACCGCTAAGCTTGCAAAGCATCTCATCAACGAATGCGTTTGGCAGCTGAAAACTGTTTGCGATGAATTTGCTCATTTTGCACCACCTAGCAGAGTTTCAAAATAAAAAGGTTTTTCTGTAATTGGTAATTCAACACCAATATCGATGAGTTTCTTAGCGACATTTGGCAGGATTACACCGCAAAGCACAGAATTGGACACAGCCAGCGAAAACCTGAAATACTCTATATCGTTTTTGCCCTTAATAGAATTGCACCGCTTACAAGACGAGATTAGGTTTTCAACATCATGATTTAAAATCTTGGATTGTGGAATAAAATGGTCTATACACATAATTGCCGAACTTTCCAAACTAATACCACAATAAGCACATTTTTCATGATGAGCTTTCCATAGTTCATATCTAAACTCTTTTGTAAATACAACCGAACCTTTTTCCCATTTTTTAATAATGTCTTTAGGTTTCATTTGTGATATAACGGTGTTATCCCTTGCTTGATTTGGATGCGTCATCTCTTGTTCGGTTGCCCATGCCATTGCTTTGAAGCTCATTTTTTCTCTCCCATGATTTTAAAACCTGCTTGTAAGGTCTTGCCAAAAGTCCAATTTGTATTTTGGCGTAAGATATTAATCACTTCACGCAAACTCATATTTGCAGGATTTAGGGCGATATAATCATCAATGCTAATCACGCCTTGTTTTTTTAACAGCTTTTTGACCGCTCGGACGGTCTGCTCTTTGGTCTTTTTTCTTTTGGGCTTTTTGATTTTTGTGATTGGGGATATGCCATGCTCGGCTATCCATTCATCGATGACTGGTTGGGGTGTGCCTTTGGGGCGGTAGTAGTCAGAGTATTGCTTAATCATGCCACACCCCCTAAGATAGCCTTTTTGCAAATCTCAACTTGTAGGGCTTTATACAGCCCCACACGGTGTACGGCTTGGATAAAATCACGGGGCAAAAAATACTCGGCAACGTGCGTGCCGTCATCGAGTTTTATCATGTGTTTCATGATGGGATAGCCGTCATGTTTTAAGTCCAGAATGCGTGGGGCAAGACGGCTTGACTTGCTGACCATGTCGCAAAACTTAGCTTGTGTGATGCTCTCGCCTGCCAGTAGTCGATATGCCACTAGCTCTTTATGAATGGGCTTGACATTGTGGGGGTTTTTGGGTAATATTGTCTGCATACCGAATGCTCCTATTTGGTTAATCCGCCCCTAGTTGTCGCTAGGGGTTTTTGTTTTGGGAGGCTTTTAGCTTGTCTTTTTCAAAAGCGTTGATTAATGCAAAAGCATTGTCATAAGTAATTTGGCGTTTGCCTTTTCCATTTTTTAAACAGCTAATGGTGCTTTGTGGCACGCCTGTCATCTTATGCAATTCTTTTTGAGTGCGATTTTCCAACAGCTTATTCACAATCTCTTGTAAATTTGGTTTTTCTAGCATAAAAAAATCGTCCTAAGGATAAAAACGATTTATTATATCCTTATTACGATAATAAAGCAAGCATTTACGATAGTTTATTTTTCTTGAATTTTGGTGTAAAATATCATTTAAGCGATATTTTTTAAAACCCAAAGGGGCAAGCCATGCAAGAGTTCAAAGACCGCCTAAAACTCGCTCGTAAAAATGCAAAAATGACACAAGTGGAGCTAGCCAAAGCTGTTAAAACATCACAGGGCAGCATTTCAGACCTTGAAAGCGGACGAAACAAAACCAGCACCAACACCCTGCAACTCGCCCAAGTTTTAAACGTCGATCCCAACTGGCTCGCCACAGGGCAAGGCGAGATGACCGCCAAGCCCACCATCGATGAACTTCGCCAAAGAATCAAAGCCATAGAAAACCGTAAAAGTGAAGTAGAGCCAAGTGATTTTTTGTCTGCCAACGACCCAACACCCATTATCAGCTGGGTGGCGGCGGGGTCGTGGAGTTCATCTGATGTGGTAGAATGGCTAGATGAGAATACTGAATATTTGCCACGCCCTGCCAACCTATCTAAAAGAGGATTTTGTTTAGAAGTACGCGGGGTATCAATGATGCCTGAATTTAAACCAAAAGAGATTATTTTTGTTGAACCAGAAATCGGTGTGTGGGATTTACAAAATGGCGATTTGGTCGTGGTGCGTGAAAATGGCAACCATGAAGCCACCTTTAAACAGCTTATCATGGGCGAGACATCGGCAGATATGTATCTAAAACCCCTAAACCCTGACTGGCACGAGCAACGCATGACCCCAAAAAGTGAATGGGAGCTTGTGGGTAAAGTGGTGGGGAAATGGGTGAAGTATTAACCCTAAATTTTGATGGAGACAAAAGATGATATTAGACATTCCCCCACACATTGAACAGATGATTATTGCCACCGCCCAAGCACAGGGCATAACAGCTGAAGAGCTTGCCTTAGCCACCCTACAAAGTCGTTTTGACCCTAATGAGCAAGCCTATTATGACTGGTTTTATGAACATCATTTTGATGTTGAAAAATTGGACAAATCAATCAAAAGTGGTTCTACTCCTATACCCGATTGGGCATTGAAAGATTTGGCAAGTTTTGATAAATGGTTGGCGAGCGTATGATTGTAGAATTTTCTGACAATTTCAAGGCTTGTATGCCGACATTTGACGATGAGACAAGGCAAATCATTTTAGCCTTTGCGTCTTATGTTCGTCAGTATGGCTTGCGTGGGCTAATAGGGCGTAACAAGCCGTCCATCCCCAAAAGTCTACGCACCAAACAGCAAAGAGCGGATTTTGCTTATGCCCAAAAACATTGCCTTTGGCATTATCATATTGGCATACCCGAGTATGTGGGCGATGATGGCGATATGACGAGCGAATATGTCCTGCACTACCAAAGATTTGATGACAGGATTGTTTTGGTTGGACTATCCGCCCACCCGCCTTTTGTGTTGCCTAGTGTATAAATTCAAGAGAATTTCAAGTCAGTAATTTTGATGAATAGGACAACAATACAGCAAATAGGTTAAATATCAATAAAGAAGGTGTAATTATGGCAATAAATATTAGATTTGATTATTTGGTATTGTTAAATAAAGATAGATTTTAAGGTTTTCCGTTCGGACTGAGCTTGTCGAAGTCTAGGAAAACCGTTATGGTTCGACAAGCTCACCACGAACGGCTTTCTAGAAAAGTATACTCAATTAACAATACCGATTATTTTAATCTTAAAATATCAAGAGAGCGTAAACGCAAGTCGGAACAAGGTCAGCAATTTTTTGGGGATATTAATTTGACCGATTTTTGCACGTGGTTGTATGACTACCATACAAAAAATACATTTGGTGAACACGGCATTGAAGTTATCAGTTACAACCATCGAAAAAAATGGATAAAGTGGGTAAATGCTGATTTTGATAAGAACAAAGATAAGCTCAAACTCTTATTCAGCTTTAACGATAAAGAAGTAGATCCGAGATTACTTACAGACAATCAAGATAATGTGTTGGCTCAACCAATCCCCAATGAAAACTACGGGCAACGCACATTACTACACATTGTGATTAGTCCAAAACACGGCAAGATATGTGTTCAAAATATTTCAGGTTTTGGTAAAGAAAGATTGCAAAAACTCATCATTAAATTATTGGAACTGGTTGCCAATGACAACATTTGGACAGCTACTGATGCTGTTACCGAAAAAGATGTATTGTGCAAGCCTTGCGTTGAGATAAATTTTGCCACCAACGACACTGTCTTATCTATTGTGAATAATGGCGGGTTGCGTGGGCTAGTCATTACGGAACGAACAATCGCCAACAGCAAATTTGATAAAGACAACCATCTCACCCAACAAAATACAGAGATTACCATTAGAGCCAACCCCGAAAGCTTTATAAAAAAACACCAAAAAGACACTTATCGGTTGGGCAAATAAGGTTGCTAAGCAAAAGAGCAATGCGAGCAACCCAAGCATATCATTACTTATCAAGGACCCACAGACACAGTCGGAGGTGAAGCACGAAATTCTAAACGGTGTCATAGACGGATTTTCTCACAAATGTTTTTTAAATTGGAAGGACAGAAATGAAGCCACCCATAGCGGTATCGGCAACAAAATTCCTACCCCAATTGCTCAATTTTATGATAAAATGATAGAAAATTTTTAACCAAAAAGGAGGTCAGATGCTAAGTCAAGCCCTGTCAGTATTTGACTTCTTAAAAATCAAATACCCAAACAATAGTCAAAGAATTGTACTTTATACCATGCCAATTTTGGTCGGACTAGCATCTATTGTGTTGTCTATTTACCTACATAACAAGGACATTAATTTATTTATACACGACAGATTTGGTGATATTTTTGCTTTTTTGGCGGTTTTGCCAGGATTTTATATTGCTTCTTTGGCGGCAGTAAGTGCCATCAACAAGATAGCCATTGATGAGATAATTAACAAGGACAGCAATCCGCCCTACCTTATCAAGCGTGAACCAAACCGACCAGAAACTTACCAACAACCCTTGACAAGGCGACTATTTTTAAGTATGCTGTTTGCATATCTTGCTACTGTTAGCTTATTCTTAACGCTTACACTCATTGGCATTCGTTTTTATTTTGCTGTTTTTTTAAATGCAATGCCAACGATAATAGTATTGGCAATCTGTTACTTTTTGGTTTTCTTTTTGCTTACCCAAATCCTGTTGCTTACCTTGGTTGGCATTAGTTATTTGGGCTACAAATCGTTGGCGAATAATTAAATTACCCCACAATATCTCATCATACCCAAGCCCCCTAAGACTTAGGGGGCTTTTTTATTGCCCAAAAAAATCCCCTTGCCATGACAAGGGGGCGGATAAATGGCGGACAGCAATCGACTTGCACCATACTCGCTATTAACGAGCCAAACACTTAGCAGGTGTCGCCAATCCTTGATTGGTTTACTATCCTAAATTGGCGGAAGTTAAAGGAATCGAACCCTCATCGTTGCCAATGGCTCGGTGTTCAAGACCGATTTGTACCCAGTACGCTAACTTCCGAAAATGGTGGGTAAGGTAGGATTCGAACCTACAAGCTATGGCGGGCGGCGGAGTTACAGTCCGCTGGATTAACCAATTCTCCCACTTACCCAAATTTTTAATATTGACTAAATCTGATAAGAACCGAAGTTTTTATTGTTAATCAATACCGTTATAACGGCACCTTAACTAACTTATCCTACCTAATGCATTATTACCTTTCGGAGGTAGTGATTTAGCCAATATTAAAAATCTGGGTATTGTTAATTGAGTATACTTTTCTAGAAAGCCGTTCGTGGTGAGCTTGTCGAACCATAACGGTTTTCCTAGACTTCGACAAGCTCAGTCCGAACGGAAAACCTTAAAATCTATCTTTATTTAACAATACCAAAATCTGGTAGTTCCACGAGGACTCGAACCGCCGACCTCTTGGTTATGAGCCAAGCGAGCTACCACTGCTCTACCCTGCTATGTGCATATTATAGCAGTTTTTATTTTTTCTTTTTTACCGCCTATCTTTAAAATAATACCTTTTATCATAAATATCGTTTTTAAGATGAAAAATATCGTTTTAACGCTTGCTTAAATATCGTTATAAGGATATAATACACCCATCAAGACGGAACGACCGCTTGAATACTATTTAAATTACCAGAAGCCCTACCGTGCAGGGAAAATCACGGAGTTTAGACGAACTTAGACGAACTTAGACGAACTTAGACAAACCAAATCTAAAATCGGACAAACAAAGCCCACACCACCGTGGCAGATAACGGAGTGACAAGCTAATCAGCTATTGGCAACTTGTAAGCATTACTTAACAGTTGCCAATCACGGATTAACTTTTAGGAGCATATATGCTAAACATTGACGAAATCAACCCAAGCCATGCAGTTGTCGTGCTAGATATATTAGATGAGTGCATTTGGGCGGAGCTTGCCCTAGAGCATGAATGCGAGCGGATGTGTGATGATGATTACACCCGTGAGTTTTTTTGGGACCAGTACCACCCCATCATTACCGACATACAGGGCATAGACGATGACGGGGAGTACTACGCCATGCCAGTTGAGATGGCGGAGATTATCAGAGGGTGCCTTGATTGTGATGAGTTTTACGATGGTTATCAAGGTTGTTTTGATAATAACTTTGCATGGGGCAAGAACACGTCCCGATACTACTACACCGCATAAGGAGTAAGCCATGAAATTGAAAGACCTTAAAAACCGCCGATTGGTGCGCTTTATCGGTGGTAGTGAAGTGTTTAAGGTGACACGCAGAGACACCGTAGCGTATGGCAAGATTGTTTACCTGCTAGACATGGCAGGTAAACCACGTCATGACTTCCGCACAAAAGACCAAAACCGTGAAGTGGATTTGGAGTATGTATGAAACTATCAGACATCATTGGCGGGGCGATAGCATATATCGCCCTTGTGGTTATTACTTATCAGTGTATCTTTGGATGGGCAGAGCATACGACAGATGATAACAGCCGTGTGGCACAAGCCCAAGCCGAAACAAGAACTTATATCAGCCATGCCGATAAGGTCATGATTGAGATGATGGAGAAAGACCATGAACGATAGAGACTATCAAGACTTCTTGGACAGCTTGCCCGATGACATCCAAGCACAAATGGAGAGCGACTACTACGAGTATGAACGCTATCTGCATGAGACAGGGCAAGTGTTTGATGAGTTGCCGTTTTAGCCAATGATTGCCAATTGTGTGAGTTGGCAATCGTGGGTTAAACCCAAATCTGATTAACTTTTAGGAGTATTTATGAATCTTTACCAAATCCAAGAAAACATCAGCGAGCGTTTAGAACGCTTGCAGGAACGCCTGGATAATGGCGAGCTACCACCGCCCGATGACAGCGAAGTGCAGGAGCTTTTGGGATTGATTGAGGGCGATTTGGCGGACAAATTAGAAGCCTACCGCTATGTGGCACTCAACAAAAAAGCCCAAGAAAAATCCTACAAGGAGGAAATCGCCAAGCTCCAACAGGGCAGAAAGTCAGTATCAAACAGCCTTGACCGCCTAGAAAATGCCATTCTTGTGGCGATGAAAGCAAGCGGACAAAAGAAATTTGAATTTGCCACAGGTTCGGTGGCGATACACAAATCTCCCGAAAGCGTTCGCCTTGACATTGACCCCAAACACTTACCGCCCGAATTTCAAAAGGTAACGGTAGAAGCAGATACCGTCGCCATTAAGAAGTTTTTAAAAGACGGTGGCGAGATTAAGGGTGTAACACTGGTGCAAGGCGAGCATTTGAGAATTAAATAACATTTTTTGCAGGGCTAGGAGTAATTAACCGAACGGCGGTTATTTTTCATACCTTAGACCGCCACGCCTTGCACCCTTTTTTGTTTAAGGTATGGAATTGATAAGGAAAATAGGTATGAACCAAGTTGCCACTCAAAACGACATACACGCCTTTTTTAATAGCCCAATGGCACAACAGCCATTACAGCAATTATTGGGCGAGCAGACCGCCAATTTTACCGCAAGTCTTGTGCAGATTGTCAATAACAGCAACATGCTTAAAAATGTCAATCCGCACACCATTTTGGGTTGTGCCTTGACATCAGCAAGCTTAGATTTGCCAATCAGCGACAAACTAGGATATGCCTACATCGTGCCGTACAAAGGGCAAGCACAATTTCAAATCGGCTATAAGGGCTTTATTCAATTAGCCCAACGCACAGGACAATTTAAACGCATTGAAGCCTGTGCCATCTATCAAGGCGACAGCGAGCAAGATGTCTATCAAAGACTGACAAGCCTACTCCCTGTGCCGCCAAAAGATAATATGCCGATTATTGGTTATATCGCCTATTTCCAGCTCCATAACGGCTATGAAGCAAGGTTGGTTAAGACGGTGCAGGAACTACAAGCCCACGCCCAAAAATACAGCCAAAGCTATCAAAAAGGCGGTGGTGTATGGAAAACCAATTTCCAAGAGATGGCGTTAAAAACGGTCATCAAATTGCTACTATCCAAGCAAGCACCGCTATCTATCGCCAATCAAATGAGCCAAGCCATAGAAGCAGACCAAGCGGTCATCGTGAATGGTCAGTATCGCTATATTGATAACGAGCAAGATAGCCAAACCAACCACCCATCATTGCCAAAAATGCTTGATGACACAGCATTTGGGCGAATGATAACGGCAATCCACACAGGGTTTGATAATCGTGGACAGCCTTTTGATAAAGCAAGGGCAAGAATGTTTTTGCAAGAAAAAGGGTTTGTGCTAAATCAAGCACAAGAACAACAATTTCTATCAGCATAGGAGTTAAGTGATGGAATATCTACTTGATAACGAGAAACCAACCCCCCCCTACCAAAAGGCGGACTGTCCACCGCCAAAGACATCTTACCCTTGCTACCCTTTGGACGGACAACCCTATGGCGTAAGTGCAAAAATGGCAAATTCCCACAGCCCATACGACTAAATCAAACTCTTACTGTATGGCGAAACGATGAGGTTAATGAGTGGCTAGCCAATCCAACTATATACGAGCCAGACAAAATAAACACCCAAAATCAATATGAATCGGAGTAAATCATGTCAAGTGTGAATAAAGTCATCCTAGTCGGTCGTTTAGGTCAAGACCCCGAAGTCCGCCAATTCCAAAATGGCGGTCAAGTCGCTAACCTATCCATCGCCACATCTGAGCGTTGGACGGACAAGCAGACAGGCGAGCAAAAAGAACAGACCGAATGGCACCGTATCAGCCTATTTAACCGCCTAGGCGAGATTGCCGCCCAATACCTACGCAAAGGGTCGCTCGTGTATATCGAAGGCAGTTTGCACACTAGAAAATACACCGACCAACAAGGCATTGAACGCTACACCACCGAAATCAAAGCCCAATCCATGCAAATGTTGCCTAGCGGTCAAGGTCAGCCACAACAGCAGTCGCAACAACACGCCCCACAAGCCCCACAGGGCTATCCGCAAGGGCAAGGCGGACAATACCCACCACACTATCAAACAGGTCAAGCCCCATCATTCCCGCCAACCCAAAACGGCTTTACAGGTGGTATTCCCAATGAGTTCCAACCGCCCCACTATCAAACAGGACAACCCCCTGCTTTTCCACCCCAAAATGGTGGGCAAAATATGGGGAAGTGGTAACGCCCCCAAGTGGGGCAGATGATATGCCGTTTTAATTTTTTTTAACTGCCCACAAAGGCAACAACAAAAGGTAAACACTATGAGCATTGAAACCGCACAAAAACTAATTGAAAAACTTGGCGGAACTGAAAAATCCAAAGAGATTATCAAGAATTGCCCAAAAGATTGTACTGTATATCGTGAAGCGATTGGCAATATTGTCATTAAAGAAATTCCCATCGGGGTAATTGCAACAGCTTTGGCGGTCTTGGGGGTAAGAAATGAACAAGCCTAAATATTTCTCAATCACTTATGACATGTCCAAACTATCCGATGATGAACAAAAAGCCGTGATTGCCGAAGCAAGCTCGCTTTTTCGCAGTCAAAAGGCGGTGTGTGCAGGGTGGGAAAACGATGGTGTTACTAATAACGGGTGGAAAAGTGTACGAAAACATGGCTTACCCGAAGAAAATGGCAAATATTTGGTTTATAGTTGCGTGAAAGAAAATGTTTGGTTATCTAATTTTGATGGTTATTGTGGTTTTAATTTTCATCATGAGAAAGTTACACATTATATAAAAATTCGATTTCCGAATTTTGGAGAATGAAAATGCTGAATAAAGAAACAATCAAAGACTTTGCATTAGCAAACGGCTTTAAATTAAAAGAGCAAGCCAACGGCGAAATGGATTTAAATCCGTATGTTTATGAATTTGCTAATGCGATTGCCGAGCATTGCTTTTGTGCCTTTAAAAGTGGGGTTATACCCCACAAAATCCACCCAACAAAAGCAAGTCTGAATAACGGTTGGATTAGTGTTGATGATGAGTTGCCAATTCCCGAACAGGAAATCAATTATCTTGACGATAATTTTGAGCCAAGTAAATTTTACTTGGTGCACTTAAAAAGTGGGCTTATTGATACTGTATATTATGCAACTATTTGTGATGATTGCGAGTATAGCGACATTTTTATTAATTGCACAGTCAATGTTAAAGAAAATCGCTATTGCGTTCAAGAGCGTGGTTTTGATGCTTACGATATTAACGAAGTTAAATATTGGCAACCCATGCCACCACCGCCAAAGGAGTAAGAAAATGAGTGATTTACAAAAAAGACCTTATCTACTTATAGCGGATAGAAACAGCCAAGAACATCAAGATATTTTAAAAATTCTTAATGAAAATCAATTCTTAATTAGCAGTCCGCCAAATAGTTACAGTATTTCATTTGATATGGCTGTTTTTATGATACACGGACATAATAAAAGGGTATTTGTTCGATTTGTAGATTTTGAAAACTTTGGTTTGTGGCGTGGTTGTATTTACAACATTATCACATTTAAAGTTTTTAAGGGTATTTTTGAAAAACCAACAACCCGAATGGCAACCTTAACCATTCCGCATGATAATTCGTAAATTGGAGTTTGGAAAATGACAGAAAGATTAATCACACTCAAAGAAGTACAAGAAATGATAGGATTTAAAAAAGACTACATTTATCGCAACATCAAAAAAGGCACATTCCCCAAACAAATTAGCTTTGGGGGCAGGGCGGTGCGATGGCGGTTGTCAGATGTACAAAAATGGGTTGAGAGACAAACTCAAATTTGATATATTTGTCAAATCACGCCTGCCCATCAAAACCAGTCCTTTTTTTATCTTTGTAGTATGTATTGTAGTATGTGGGCAATGTAATAGATAGAAATATATTATAAATCAATTACTTATATTTCAAACAGTCATTTGACTGGAAGATGGTGGTTTAGCGTTTAATCCATTGATTTTATTTAAAAAAATTGATAATTTATTCACATCAAGCAACACATAAAAAAATCCGTCATAACACCAAATGACGGATTTTGTGGTTTTTACAAATGATTTAATCATTTGTCTTGTTCAAATGCCAGATTTAGCGTGCCATCTTGATTATTTTCATTCACCTTTTGCTCATCTTGTGCCAATTTTTCTTTGGCAAGACTGTCTTTGGCGATGACGGTATCATCTGCCTTAGTTGCTTTTTCATCTTTACCCACTGGGGTAACGGTCACTTTTACCAAACCTGCTGACAATGGAGCAAGCTGTTTAAAGGCATTTTTAGTCAGGTCAATACGCCCTGCCTTACCAATACGGTCATTGACTTTACAAGTAATGGATTTGCCTGTTTTGGCATTGGTCACTTTGACATGAGTGCCTAACTTATATTGGTTGGACGCACAAGTCATGCCGTTATTGCTAAATACTTCGCCATTGGCAGTTTTGCGACCATTAAATTTATCAGCATAATAAGACGCCGTGGTCGAATGGGCAGAAGCCTGCACGCCAATCAAAGCAGTTAGAACTAGGGCGGTGATGTTAAGTAAACGCATAATGTCTCTTTATAAAATAATACAAAAGATGTTTTAACCATCTTTGATGTTAGTTCTCTAATGTTAATTCTCTATGGTTGAGAAATGAAATCAATGTTGGCAAGTTATAATAAATCCATTGGAACTAAACCTATTGGAACTTACCAAACAAAAAGAATGACTATTATAACAAATCATTATCCGCCACTTGTTAAGCGATTGCTATTTTTTTGTAAACGTGTATTAATACCACTCCATCATGTCGCTTTTATTTTTGGCAAATTTTAATTTGAGAAAATGTTTAGATAATTTAAAAAAAGCAAAATGCGTGTATGTTTTGTAATGAATGTGGCTAAAAATAAGCCAAAACCAACGCTTTATTACTTTTTATTACAGTCCACAAAGAATATGGCAATAAAAAAAGACTACAATAAATTTGCAGGCAATCACTGCCCTGCTGTAAATTTAGCATCAACACCAAATTAAATTAAGGATACCCCCATGAAAAAAATCATCGCCCTATCATCAATCATTGCCTTGACCTTAACAGGCTGTGCCAGCACTCAATTAGATGACACCCGTGTCAAGACTGTAGAAGGCGAAGTGAAAGCTGTTAAAGTAGTTAACATCCCAAGCTTTGACATCGAAATCGCCCCACGCAAAGCCACTTGCCAGCTTACCGACACCGCAGGTAACGCCGTTGCTAGCGAATGCCTACAATACCGCCGTACCCACGAGCGTAACTATAACGTCCTAAGTGGTAACATTGAAGGTTTTAGCTTTGAAGAAGGTAACCGCTATGTGCTAAACATCAGCCAAACGGCAGTTGATGATGAAGCCTCAGGCAAAGTCGTTCCTGTATGGAAACTAAACAAAGTCATCTCAGTAAATCCTGAAATCATCAATCCTGTACAGTAATTATTTCTGACTGCAAAGACTTAAAGACTCTTTGTTCTTGTAAAGCCTTTCAAGTTAGTATAATCTACCCATTGGGCGAGCTTACCATCATGAAAATGACTGGTCAGTTCGTCCAATTTTTATTTTTTGGCAAAGAGTGTTATAATTGGCTAAATTTTAAGACAAACACACC